AAGAGGGATCAACAGCAATGACCCTCTTCCCCCTGTAGTAAATCGTATTTGACACGTCGTAGCCTGTTTTTGTTGTTCCTATGCAGCCAGTGTCACAAAATGAAATGTAGGCTGTGGCAACCATACTAAAGACTTGAGCTTGTTCTTCAGGCTTCTTTTTAGTTTTCTGATCATAGCTCTTCCCCTTACTCTCGCGTTTCACTTTTAATTTGTTTTTATGTTTTTTCTTTTTCATTTCTTCTACTTTTATATGTAAATACTTATCTTGTGCTTCTTGAATGATCTCTTGACTTGTCTTTAAATGCGGCAGCACCTCACTTTCAAATTCGAAATCCCAAATGTTGAGTTTCTTATAAAATGGCTCTTTTATTGGGTCTTTGTTTGGCTGCATTAATTGATCATTCATTGATTTGTATGTTAATGTTGATCCCACCCCCAGTAAGAAGATAACTGAATATATCTTTATTTCTTTATAGATATTATATACTTTTAATTTGTTTAAGTCTATCAGTTTTTTGAAAATTTCCATCACATCCGTTTATATTTGCTTTCTTCCTGTGGTTAAAATTAAGTTACCTTCTTCGTCTACATCTTCAATCTTACATACAGTATGCTGATAGACACTGTTTTTATATATCTTAGGAATAAAGTTGTTCCCTCGTCTAAAACCAGTAAACATAAGCAATGTTCCTCTTGTATACCAGGACTTCTCAATAACTTCTTTCTTTCCGTTCACGTTATGTGAAATTTGTTTATTATAATGACTGAAGCTCCCCGCCCATTGTTTTACGGTAACAACTCCTGTAGGAGTTAAGAGAGTAAGTGTGTGCTTGGTTTTGTCTCTGTCTAGAGCAGTGCCTATGATTCTTGAAGTCTCATACTCATATAATTCTTTTCCTCTCCATTTATATGGACTTCCTTTAACTGGTTCTTCTGGCAACTGATAAAAGTCAACAATGTTATACTTTGAAAAATTCACATTTCTTAATTCATGATCATGGTAGTAGTAACTTAGTGAATCCATTTCCCATTTGCCATAAGATCCACTTGCATACTTTTCCCATTCTTGCATAAAAAGACATTCATTTAGCTTTATTAATGGCTCTTGGGTTCCAATCCAGTTTTTTAACTTCAGCATTTTTTTGTCGTATTCCTTTTTAAATGCCTTTTCGGATATCACAAGATGACCGTTATGTACATCAACAATGCTGCTCTCATCAAAGTGTTCATTATAAAAAGCAGACGCTATATCATCAAGTAGCAGTAATTTATCTTTTGGAGAATCGATCTTTTTAAACACTCTCTTGCTAATATAGTCTTTAAAGCGAAAAAACCGTATTTCTAATGCAAAATCCTCTGGAACTAAATTGTTTTCAATAAGCATCTTCAAATTAGACATGGTTAGCTTACTTTTAGGTTCAGAAATTAAAGAAATAAACGATTTCATTAAATCTTTTCTCTCCCCAAATGAATCAAAGCAGCCCCCTTTGATCAGTTGAATAACCTGTCCTTTCTTTATGATGCCACTGTGGTACATCCTTTCTAGAAAATCTTCAAAATCAGCATAAGGCCTATTGCTGATGATTTGATGAACAACCTCGTCACCGATCCCGTTCATCCCCTTCATCCCAAAAATAATTGAATTATTTTCAATATCAGCCTTGAAACCAAATCCCGCTTTGTTAATATCAGGCAAATCAACTCTAATACCACGACGCCGTATATTCCCTATTGCAGAAGCTACTTTACCGTAATCTGTTTTTTGTGTTTTCTTCTTTTTGTCTGGGTCATCAAATTCTTCTTCAGTTTCAACACCTCCGCTGTTTACAGTCAAGCAAGCCGTATTCCAGTATAAAGGGTTATACCGATAGTTTAAGTTCAATTCTTGTAACGCAATAATCGAATACGCCAAAGTATGAAGTAAACTGAAACTGTAGCCAAACTGTCTTTTAAATTGAACATTCCATACATAATTCAAAAGGTTGTCTGACGCTCCAATTTCCTTCCCCTTTTTGAAGAATAATTTTTGAACCTCTTTTAACACATCCTCTTTTTTCTTTGCTATGGATTTTCTTAGATAATTTGACTCTTTAATATCGAACCCAGCTATTTCATTATCCATTACCATTTGCATGACAACTTCTTGAGTGTCAGCAACCCCATAGATGTCTTTCAAATGTCTCTCAATTACCTTTATTTCAGCATCACTTAGGCCATATTTCCGCATTTCTTCATACCATAGTGATAAATTATTTTTATATTTCACATATGTGTCTACAGGTTGCTCTTCCCCATCGGACATGAGTCTCATTAGAGAATTTGTAACTGCTGCCTCAAGCAAATTTTTAGGTTTAACTTTAATTACAGCTTGGTGGCCGACCTCGGTCGAAAATTGGAACAAGTCCATTACCTCTCCATTTCCGGCCATCTCCCACAACTTTGCATTTTCATACTCAAGTACATCAGGATGAATGTATTTATTGTATGTTTCTTTTAAAGAGCCCTGCCATTGAATTTCTTCGTTTTCGATCAATTGATCCAGTGTTACCCGAATCTTATCTAATGCTTCAATCGTAAGAAGATCAAATTTTACAGACCCCATTGCTTCACTGTCGCCCATATTGAATTGTGTGATATAAGCCCCTTTAGGAGTTTTCATCATTGCATTAGACTTGGTGTACTCATCATTAAAAATGATAACCCCAGCAGCATGCGATGAGCGCTTATTAGTTAGCCCTTCGATTTTCAAAGCAGTTTCTTTGAGATTAGGATAGCGTTCAACTTCCCTAATGAATTCCTTAATTGGCTTCCTGCCTGTTTCTGCATCTCCATAAAAGCAGTGCTTTAAAGGCCAGTTTGATCCTCTTTCGAAAGGAATCATTTCACTTAAAAACTGAGAAATATCGTTATCAATCCCTAATCCCCTACATGCTGTCTGAAGAGCAGACTTAGAACCTTCAGTCCCAAATGTAGCGATCTGCAGTACACGTTTTTCACCAAATCTGTCTCTAAGCGCTTTAAGTATTTTTTCCCTTTTTGATCCTTCAGTGTCTATATCAATATCCGGCAACTTCCCTACCCTCTCTTTCGAGATATTTCTCATAGTGTCTTGGCACTAATCGGGAATAGACCATATCTTCACCCTCAGCACAATCTGTTAGGGCTGCCCCGCTTCGCAGAATTATATTCCACTACGTTCCTTTGAACTGGTCGTTGAACCTTTACCATTTTACAGGCACTTGGCTGCTGATTGCCCAATCATTATTCTTTTCAAACTTTCACGTTCACCGTTTCCAGTCACGTTGTAGTGAATAATGCTCTAAGGGGTTCCCAGCAATTCGAGGCTCTTTAAGCATACTGTTTCCAATATGCACGACTATCGTGTATCTTAATTTACCTTATTTAAAACTTTTCTTATGTAGTCTCTAGAAAAACCTGTGATTCTATGAATTTCTGATTTATTAGTTATTCCATCATGAAAAAGGCCAAGAACTTGTTTTTCTTTATCTTTACTAAGAGCTGTTCTATATTTTTTCACATACCTTGTTATATTGGCTTCTCCGCAGTCAAAATGTTTTGCAATATCTTTTCCCGTGTATCCTTTTCTAAGCATCTCTACCATGTGTAAAGACTTGATCTTAAACTCTAATTTATTTATCTCATCAATACATTGATTAATTTCATTAAGCAATATTAAATCCTGATATTGTTTAAACTTTCTATCTAAATAAATTGTTGCATTATTGTAGAGCTTGTTTGCAACATCTAATGATTGCTTATTCCCTTTAATTCTAATTTGTGCAAAAGACTCCACATCTTTTTTGTTTATTAACCGCAAATTTTGCTTATTTAATTGACTTAAAATAAATTCGCATACCTGTGGCGTTCCACAAAAGTTTACTGCATAAGTAAGGTATTTATCATGAGTGGTAAATCCTCCATCTCCATCAAAATAACCCCGAATATAGTGAAACATTAAATTAGGTGGTATTAACTGTTCTGTAGGTGGAATAAGAGTTTTTGACTTTCTTTCAGTCACACCTAATTTCAGTAAATCTTGAAATATTTTTCTGCTGACAATTGATACTCTGCAGCTATTAGTGTTTTGTATTATTGGATAATTCGAGTCTAAGCATTTATTGAATTTAACTAAGTGATTAACATCTTTGATATTTAGACTTATTTCTAAAATTCTTGATCCAGAATTTTTTTTAATATACACACAACCATCAGCACTTATAAACCCCAACCAATATGCCTTTTCCTCAGTATCAATTGTCTCAAAAAAGGAATCATTAACCCTATACTTTCTCTTGTTCATAACATCACCTCCTCTTTGTTTATTTCGGTTTTTCTTCAAAATAAGGTAAGTTAAGATTGACAATCTGGCCTTGATTTATGAATATGCCTCCAATGTGGTAAATCATATTGCATTGGATTAATTTGTGTATTGTCAAGCAAGTAATTGATTAAGAATCCCGCCGCGCTTCCTCTTGCAGCACCAACTAAACTGTCTCCACCGCATTCATCATCCCAAATGATATTAATGATTTCCCTTACAGTTATGTAATAAGAGGCCATAGATTGGTTTAGCTTTTGGCTGATCTCCCAAAGCTCACCCAATTCAACATTAATCCTGAATAAAATTTTATGGAATCCATCTCTGGTTAGGTCGTCTTTTAATAATTTGGCTTCAAACCCGTCTTCAATAAGCTTTAGTAAGTATCTGTCTTGCTCCTCCTCCGACTCTGACATCTTTTTAATGTATTCATACTTCTCATAGGCTGGTTTAAACAAATGCCTAAGTTCAAAGTTAGGCAGTTCCATTTTAGGAATAATGGGCTCGTGCTCAATCGTATAATCTTCTATCATCTCGCCAATTAAAAGAGTGTTTTGAATTGCTTCTTCAACAATCTCTTTATCAATATAATTCATTCTTTCATGGATCTCATCTATATTCTGCACAAAACAAGCTTCATAAAATGAGTCGACTTCTCTTTCCCCATCTTTGGCATTTAAGAATGCTTGGTGTGTGGCTCTGTCTTCTGGTCTTAAATAGTGAGCATCAGTGGTTACAATTCTTTTTAGACCATAACCATCTGCTATCTGAATCAACTTTTTATTACAATAAATTTGTTCCTCGCTCAAAGCTGGTTGTAGCTCTATAAAAAATTTGTCTTTCCCAAACACATCAATACACCATGTGATGAACTGATGTATTTTTAATTTATATTCTTTGATTAGATCAGGATCTCCATCGCCCTTTTCGATTTCCATGATCTTCTGTAAGTAGATATTTACTTCTGAACCTAGACAGGCCGTGGTTGCAATTATGTGTCCAGGATCTTTCTTAAGAAGTTCTTCGACATCCCGTTTTACAGTTGGCACCCTTTCCATTGTTCCAGTATAAAACGAGTTTTCCCATGCTTTAGAAGATAAAATTCGTAATTGCTCATGACCTTTAGGATCAACGGCCAACATTAAAAAGTGAGGAAATTTTGTTTTACCTGGCTGGTAGTTGTCTCTTACTTCTTCTAAGGAATCAACCAGATATGCTTCATTACCAAGGATAAGTTTAAAATCTTGAGGCATTTTCCCCTCTTTTTTCATGCTTCTAACAGTTTGTATTGCTTCTAGATGTGCTGACAGAACTTCATGGTCTGTAATAGCGAGTCCTTTATAATTCATTTCCAAAGCAGTTTCAAGTAAGCCCTTAACTGAATTTGTGGAATCCAGCAGCCTGATGTTACTTTTACATGTATGACAATGACATCCAATCACAGCAATCCCCCCTATCTAAAAAACAAGTGCTTTTTTCTTTGTTTTTACCACCTCCATCTCTTCGATTTCAATCTGAGGTGTTTCTTTACCCTTGTATTCATTTACTTTGGCTTTTCCGATTACAGTAAGAACCAATCGATCTCCTCTATTAACGAGAGATTCATAGAATTCTTCATCGCTTTTAAATCTTATGTACTCAATACCGCCAACCTTGAACTTGACAGTGTTTTTTGTTTTTTTGCCAATATGACAAATATCCTCTTTATTTATTTCAATATCGGTAATGGCAAGTAGCGGTTCTTCGACTTTATATCCCCAATAGTCTTGGTAACTATTAATTAGCTTTATAAATCGTTTAGTGAGATTGCTCGCAGCGATCTCAAAGTCAACTTCATATTCATTTTGATTAATCACAATATCTTTTAATTTATGATTTAGAATATCATTGACCTGGATTAAGTTCTCTGGTGCAATGCTGAATCCAAATGCCTCAGCATGTCCCTCTACAAACTCGAATTTACCTGTTTCCTCTAAAAGCCGTTTGAAATTTTTTACTGCCCCTTTGTCGTATCCCCTTCCTGATCCCCCTAGAGTTCCATCTTCAAGTTCCCTAGCCAATAAAACTGGTCTCTTGTATTCACTTGCTAATTGGTTCGCAACAAGCCCAGCCAAGTTCTTGTCTAAGATACCTTCAATATAAACTATCAAGACCTTATTTTTTAAAAGTCCTTTTTCTTCAATCCGCTTCTCGATTTCCAATACCGCACTGTCAACTAATTTTTTTTGGCGTTGCTTAATATTCCCCAGTATTCTTGCTGTATCCCAATGAATCGATACCAGTTCGCCCTCATCTTTTCCTCGCTTTTTGTAGTATACTTCTTCATTAGATTCAAGCAGCGATCTCATCATCTGATGCTTCTCTTCTTGGGAACCTATTCGAATAGCTGCATTAATTAATGGATTGATATAGAACTGTGTGCTCTGTATGTTCTTTTTCCCTTTGGTTGAGTATTCTTGTTTTATGAAGAGCTCTCTAATCAAAGGATTCCTTACCTTTTTGAGCCCTTGATTCATATAGTATCGTGTCTCTGGCTCCCTTGAGTCTGCCGAATCCGCAATGTTCCCGACAGACACAAGATCTATAAATCGTTTTGCTTCATTTTTCCCAAGTTTATCATCTAAGGCTTGGCACAGCTTATAAGCCATTCCCGCTCCAGTTAAAGCTTTATTTTTATACTTTGGCGAAAGCTGATTATTTACCACGATAGCATTTTCGGACTCCTTATCACATTCATGGTGATCAATTACTATAACATCAATCCCTTTTTGTCTAAGGACATAATGCTCTTCATATTGATTAGAGCCTGCATCGGGTATTAATACAAGATCAACGCCTTCAGGAATAGTTTCTAAAATTATCCCGTGCTGTTTCCCTTCATGTATTCTCCATTCAACATTAGCTTCGGGGAAGAGTCTCTTTATGTAGTTAATAATAATAGAGCTTGAAGTAACTCCATCAACATCGCTATCCACCTGAATAAAAATTCTAGCCTGGTTTCTGAGGTGCTTTATTAGGCATTCTGCTGCTTCATCAATATTTTCTAAGTCAGAATAATGATTGACTACGTCCTCTGATAAATTTAAAAAGCTTTCAACGTCTTCAATCCCTCTGTTCTTTAGTATGGTTTTTAGAGGAGAAAAACAAAAATCATTATTACCAATTAAATTATATTTCAAAAACTATTCACCTTCTCTTGTTCCAATTTCAATTTTATTTCTCATCAACTCCTCTAGAATTTCTTTTCCTTTGTCTGCTGGGCTGTCTTTATAATCAAGTAACCCTTTAGTATCCCAAAGAACATATACACGCATAAATGGCGAAAATTTTGCTGCTAAATTCAATATTTTTTCTTCATAATTTTTTAGGTTTTCTTTGTACTTTTCGTTGCTTTCACCTTCCTTAATCCCTCTAAATTTATCTAAAGCAATAAACACTTCTTGCACATCCAAGGAAAGAAGAATGTCTCTATGGAAATTTGAAATATTATTTGAACAAACAGCGCAGGTGAAATTCAAATCCCCATAGAAATCTTGACATTTTAATACTGATTTTTCTGATTCGAAAATCATCGCCTTTTTCAAGCGTTTAATTGCTTTTTTTGTTTTATGTAATCCATAAAGGTTCATCATTGTTTGGTGATTATACATTGTATTCCCGACGGTTAACGGCATATACTTTCGGCCATTGTCAATATCTTCTTGGATCATTGAACGTCTGCGTATGCCAATTAATCTCCCATTAATGTCTCTGTGAGGAATCACTATGCCTTCCTCTCGATTTCGAAAATAATATCCGATCTCGAATTCCATTATGGTTTCATAACTAATTCCTTCGTTTAGCCACGCTTCATGAGGATATTTCATAAAAACATCTAGAACTGTCTCACTATAGGCTGGCAGCGTAGTATCAATTTTTTTCCGTGTTTTAAATTTAGTAATCCAATCCCAATCATCTACTATGTGTTCCTTTGGGGTTGAAGATAGAAAACCAAATCCAAAGTTTTTACCTGATACTTTAACCACAAACTCAATCGCTTGTGTAAACGTTAGGGAAATACCTTGCTGTTTTTTAGATCGGATAACCAGTTCATAAATATCAAAAGTATCGCCACATTCTGTATAACAGTGAAACTGTTGTGCCTCATGATAGTAATAAAGTTTAAAACTCCCGTTTGTTTTATTGTGACATACTGTTCTATAGATTGGATTTCCGTTGCTATCAGTTTGATATGTTTCGCTACCAAGTTCCCTTAAAATCTTATGTATGTCTTCAATTGATAAACTTTCTTTAACTTGATCTTTGTCGTATCTCAAAGGGCTTTACACCCCGCTACCCTGCTTTAATAATTAATTTTTCAATTTGAATCAATTCATTATCAACATTAGTAACAAAGCAATCTTTTATTCTCATGTTCCCCATGTTGATATGTGAAAAGACTTTAACTTTATCATGTTCGTTCCCTCTATTTTTAAATACATGAGTTACGAAGTTTGGCTCCGGATAGAATCCAGATTTCAAAATAACATCAACCGCTTCTTTTTCTTTCTTGCTTAATGGCAAAACAATCATTGCAGCGTCAGTTTTATCTGCGATCGCTTTACTTCCTCTTAAATAAGTAGCATCAATTTGAAGCCCTCTTAGCCAAGCGTCTTTCCACTCACCATTTAACTGTGTTGCACTCATCATATAGATATCGTATTTGTTGCAAAGTGCCTTCAACTTATCTGACATGAGCAATAGTATTTGATCTTCTCTAAGGTTAACTCCACTTTTCTTACTCATTTCAGCGAAGATTGTTACAGATGAATGAATATAATCAAAATAAACATATTCAACTGCATTTCTTATGACGTTTTTTTCAATAGTTCTTTCTATTTCTTTGATATTGAAATCAGGCAAATGCTCAAACCAAATGGGTGATTTTTTCAACACCTCAGCAGCTTTTTTTACTCGCGCTTTTTCACTCTCTGTTGTGGTGTTTCTCAGTATATTTTTCTCCTCAACCCCGCTGATATAAGCTAAAGCTAAACTTTGCAGCTCTTCAGAGATCATTTCAGTTGAAATGACTACCGACTTTTCCTGAAAATCATTTTTAACCCATTTATTTTCTTTTAAATCATAAAGTTGATCTGCACTTAGCCTGCAAGCGTCGGCCACCATATTACGGGTTTTCCCTCCGCCAGTCATACTCGATCTTAAATAAAATTTCTTTTTCCTAGATCCACGAAAAATAGACGTTAACATCTCACTATTCATTGGAACCCCAATATCCGGTGATTCTTCAAGTCGCTTGAGAAGCTCGTCTATTCCTTCCCCACCTTGAATTCCGATACTGTCAGAATTTGTACTGAACTTTTCTTTAATTTCAACGATTTTCATTTCATAAAAAGAGAGAATGTCTTCAATTGATGTCTTATCAAATTTTTCCTTCATTATTTCTTGATCTTTGGGATCAATTATTGATTCATCATATATCTCATCAATATTGAATCCTAGACCGACCATCTCTCTGAGAAGGCTAAATTTTTTCAACCTGTTGTAGTAGTAATCAAAGTTTTCAACAACAGCCAATTTTTGAATTTGTTCGATATACTCATGTCCATTGTTTTCATTGAAAATTTTGTATTGTATATCGTAATCTCTAAGATATCCATCAATTTCAATTTCGTTAATGACTTCTGTTCCTTGATGAAATAAGTTATACATCGCAAAGAAAAGAATTGAGTGAAAACGTTCAGGGAAATCACTTGCTGTAATTTGGTATTTGTTGCTGTCCGATAAAAGCGAAGGTTCCTTTAAGATGCTGCCTAACACTTGAATAATTGCTTTCTTGTCTTGTAACAAATGAACTCCCCTTTCTACAAAGTAGATATATCAACAATTTTTGTATTTCTTCTGCTTTGTTTTTTTATTACAACAATTCTCTCTCTCTGTTTTTGATTTATTGCGCTTTTCACTGATTCTTCAATGGCCTTTTTCTGAAGGTAGTCTTTTTTCGCTTCTTCATAAATGAATGGAACTATTCCCAAACCATCACCTTCACGAACTGGATTACCCAAGGTTTCATGAAAGTACCTTAATGCTAATTCAATCCCTTTTAATTTATATTTATACTCCTCTTGAAATTCTTTAATTTGCTTAAGCATCATCCCTGTTGGAGCTTCTATTTTATATAGTTCACATATGTATTTGATTAACTCTTTCCGATGTTCTGCTTCCATCTTCCATGTTTCAAAACATTGCTTGTGATAATATCTTTTTTTATAAGGGATTGCATCATCCTTGTCTAAATAATTTTCACAGTATGGACATTTAACACGACGTGCCATATACTCACCTCTAAATAAAGAGGGAGATAAACTCCCCCACTTTAGTTTTCAAGAAGGTCTCTAAGATCGTCTAAAATAACAGACATTATATCCGTTTGTTTTTTAGTGCATTCAGTCACCCTAGCCCCTTGTCCGAGATGTTTTTCAGTTACTTCATTAACTTCTTCAAGTCTGCCTTCTTCGTTTAGCTTTGACCCAATTTCAATAATCTGCTCCATTAGTTGATCATAGTCTAGTTTTTCTGATAAGTTCTTTTGTTTCTGTTCTTCATATGTAACGGCTTGAATTCCCTCTGCTTCTTCTTGTCGTTTAATTGCTTCAACAACAGCCTTTTCTAGATTTTCAGCAGTAAACTCTTCAATATATGTATCAATATAATCAAAACGGCTTCGAGCAAAGAACTTCTCAGTTTCAGCTAACCAAGCACTAGATTTAATTACTTTATTATCTTCATCCACACCATTTGAGCTCAAGAATAAGACGATATCGCTATTATCGATGACTGGTGCAAGCACTCGCTTATCACCTTTAGGAATGATTTTTCCATCCTTATCTTCCGTTGCGTGAGCAATAAAGACTACCGTGAATCCTACATTTAAAAGCTTGTTAATTTCCTCCCAGACTTCCGTTTCATACTCTTTCCATAAACCGAATCCATCGTTCCCATCCTTAATTCGATCAACATCATATTGGTCACATACATATCTCGTTGCATACTTTGAAAAAGCATCTACTTCATCAACAATTATGGTTTGATAAACTTCTTTAGCCTTTTCAGGATTTTTTGTAAGCTGCTTGTTCACTTTTTTGAAATCTCCCCAACTATTAATAGGCATGAAAGGGACTCCAGCAATTGCGTTTAATCCTTTTTCAAATGGAAGGTAAAGTGGTTTTTTCATTCTGGTACTCTGTTTTGTTTTTCCTAAGTTGTTAGATCCATATATCGTAATAACTTTACCTTCAAGTCCTTTTGCTACTACAGAAATCTGAGGGTTAAAAATATCTAATGCCATCAACATTTCTCCTTTTAATTAATTTATCAGCGTTTTCTCGATTGTCATTAATTATTAAAATGGCAGATCATCTTTAGAGATTGACTTAGAAGAGCTTGTACTTGCTTTTCCTCCGAATCCCGTTTTCTTCTCGTTTTTTTTGCTTTTCTTACTGTCATTCTTCATTTCCTCTAGCTGCAGCTCTCTCTCAGTCAATGCTGCTTTAACTGCATTAGCGTCAAAAGCTGCTTTATCATCTTCGTCATATGGTTTAAAGCCACCTGTAATTAGAAATTCACGCTTTGTGTTATATGTAACGTTTTCTTTGTCTTTTCCAAATGCCGATTCTTGAACTGTCACTTTCTTTTCTTTAAAATTGATAATATTCCCGAATACTTTAACAGTGCTGCCCTTTTCATAATTGTTTTCTACATAATCAGATCCTTCTTTTGTTACCGCAAATGTAAAAGGAATGATCTTTCCACCATATAGAGGGATGTACCCTTCCAATAGAACTCTGCCCGTTTCTTCGCCTTTAATTTTTTCTTCTCTAACGCCTTTGACAAATAATTCGACTTCAAATTCTGCTCTCGGATTGTATTCTTCATCCGACTTTAAACGGTTAACAAAGTTAGTAGACAATTGCGGGTACGATTTTAAATTATCCTGGACAAAATATTCATTCAACCCAATTTTACCTTGGGTTACTCTAACTCTATCCGCCTCTTCTTTTCCATGAGTAGCTGCAGACTTATAGTCATTAATAATTGTTTTGTAACCTTTAGCGACCCCATTGTCCGAGCCATCTTCTTTTTTATACTTCGACATTCCAGTGATAGTATGTACCTCATTTGGAGCTGTTTCAATGTCTAACTCAATATTTAGCCCCTCCCCACTTTTCCATTCATTGTGGCGAACTTCTAGAAGTAATCCTTCTAAAACTACTTTGTTTTCCGCTTCTCTTAATACTGTTTGATTTTCTTCCATTCAGCAACTCTCCTTTGCTTTATTTATATTTTTAATTAGCTTAATAATGCATCAATATACTCCCTGTATACCAGATCTCAATAATCTCAATATGTGTTTTTGCATTTTGTTCTTTGTGAAATTGCTAAGGCTGCTTCAAGACGTTGCCATTAACTTGATTATTCAAACTGACCTCAGCAAATACAACAAGAGAATATTTCATCAGTTACCTTAGAAAATGTTTATGTACGCTACCTGGCTATACAATGCTTTCTGTAATACTTTATGTCTTTGATGCCTAAAACTTTCGATAATTCTATGTATCTTTTCTTCGAAAATCTTGGTCTCTTATGGTTTACAATTTTAATAACCTTCCCATTCCTCACCGTTATGTGTAGATCATGGTACATATAAACCTTTGAAAAGAGCCCACTTCTTAGTACACGCTCCGGTGCTTCTTCTTGAACCAGTTTTACATTTCGTGTAAGCTTCGCTCTTGCCTGTTCTTCCGTTATGTTTTTATTCCCCTTGACGCTTTCCCTGTAGTAATTTAAAGCATCGTTTGTAACTTTTAACATCTTCATTTTTTCACCTCTCTCTCAATGGGTTGATTTCATTATATACTTTTAATTTGTTTATGTAAATACAAATTGAAAATTTTTTTAGATAAAATGACAGTTTTATTTGAAACAATCGAGCTACAACACACAGCTCGATATTAGCCAATTTAATCCCAACCTTATCACGGCTCTCCTTCTCCGTAGTTTATTTGTTTGAAATTGATATCGTAAACAATAAACCTAATTTTTCACTAGAATAATTAAATGAATATCTTAATTTACCATAAGTTTCTGATTCAACTTTGGATGATTTAACTTCATGCTCATTTATTACATTATTCACGTCCAATTTATTGTATATCATACTCGTTATTTCATTCGTTGTCATATATGGATTAAATACTTTCACTATAACCCCAACAACCTGAAGATAACTTTTAAGGTTGTCGCCTTCTAATTCATCTTTTGTCACTAATATTAATTCTGCAATTTTATTAGTATCCTTTTCAAATCCACCTACCAATATCAAATTATTATTAAACTCATAAGAAAAATTATTCAATTTATCTCCATCACTATATTCAAGACTTATTGATTTACCATTTTCGCCTAAAAGCTTCTTCGCTTCTTTATTAAAGCGCTGTTCAAATTCATCAGGCGTCATCCCAATTTCATCCTGTCCGATTGTTTCAGATTCGCTTGAAGAAACACTTTGTACATCATTTGAGTTCTCTTCAGATGTGTTCTCAGAAGAAGCATTATCATCAGCAGATTCTTTGTCAGTATTATGTAAGACATTATAGATGATAATCCCCCCTCCTAATACTACAATTACCCCTAAAACGGATAAATACTTAACTAATGGTCTCATGACTTTCCTCCTTAACTTATCACAAGACCATTATACTACATATTCTGCACATTTTTACTAATCAGGCGATTTTGTCTTCCTTCAATTAAGTTGTTTACGGATCGTCGATGCAGTTTTTCCTTAAGAGCATTAAAATGGCACTGAGACTTTTGCAGTCTTTATTAAAGATGAACATTCACGTATAATATTCATAAAAAGGAATGAAAGGATATTTTATGAATGTAATCAAAAAGATTGTTGTAGGATTTTTTATCTTCCATTTTACTTTTTTGTCTTTGATTTATTTGAATCTTTACCGTCTTGGTCAAGCTGATCTATGGATTAGTACTGGTTCTTTCAATTACTTAGCAATCGTATTGTCTTATATTCCAATATTGGCATTAATCGAGTATTTCATCTTTTATTTCGTTTTAAAGCTCATTAATTTAAAATTCTCAGTTAGAGTAACCTTAGTTGCATTATTAACGACCTTGGTCAATAGCTCGATTCTCTATTTTCAATCAAAAGAAATTTTAATTGCAGGCATGACAGCAATAAGCACTTTACTAATGAGCCTAATTTTACCTTTTATAAAGACGAAACGCACTGACTCTTAAAAAGCCAGTGCGTTTTTAATGTTTTATATGCTTACATTTATACGAGCATTAGGCATTGGTGGCGCAAGATATTCAAAGCCCTTATTGTTTGCTTTAAATAGCGGAACCATTGCATCAGAATACGGAATATAGGCGTACATTTCATGGCTTGGCGCCTGGTCTCTGCTTCCGGTTGCCGTTAACCGGCCATTTTTATAGACTACTACGCCTACAGTATAAGTTATACCGGGAGTAACCCAACCAAAATCATTAAAAGCTACTTTGGCATTATGATTAATAAGAAAGTAATTCTGGCTCTTGTTTTTATTTCCTTGCTGTAAAGTGATATCCTTAGACGAGGCTCGCTTTTGTTTTTTGAATTTTCCGTTTTTATCATATAATTTTGTCAAACCAACATGCTTCCTAAAGTATGTTGTTGATCCACTTGATGTAAATCTAGCTACTGCCTCAACTTGAGTGCGATGAGATCCACCCGAAAAACTAAAAGATCTGTTATCACCACCAAATTTATCACTCCCAACAAGCCCACTCCAAATCGATTTAGCAGGTACAAGTTTGTCAGGAATAAAAGTTCTATACATTATACCTGTCTGGTTGGGATGTGGGCCAACTGGAGGTTCCCAAGCTAGGCTATTCACTTTTTCATTCTGCTCAGGAATCTTAATCGCTTTAATGTATTCATGTGGTCTAAAATAATAATCTTTCATTTGATCAAATCTGATTGTTTCCCCTCTTTTTTCAAACTCCTTGTTCACCTGTTCAATTTCAGATTCACTTAATTTTTCTAAAGCAACAAATTTATAAACATAAATTTCCCCAGGTTTAACATCTTCATCTACGAATGTCTCTTCAGCGTCATCGTCTAAGAGTTTTTCATCTTTGTATACTTCAAGTTTTCCATCAAAATCATCTTGGACATTTCCTCTTAATTTTAAAGTCAGCACATTATCATTAATCGTACTGTCTATGTACCCATCAGACTGTAATGGATTAGGCGCTTCTTCATCAGAGACATTTTTAATCGCTGCTTGCTTTTCTGGCAATGTCCTAGTATCAACATTAATCGTGTCCACTTTCTTACCAGCTTTATATGCTACAATATCATATTTTTGTGGACTAGACGGAGACAAGTCTTTTTGAATATAGTTCGACTCAGTTCCCTTCCATACCAGCTTACCTTCAGAATAAACTTCATACCTATCCCCAACATCATTCCAATCCAACATTACTTCCTTTGATTTTGGATTAATCTCCGTTTCTAGTTCTTCTCCTTTTGCCTGAGCAATTGGTGCTGTAAAAATGAGCGACATTGAAGCAAGAGTAATCAATACCTTTTTATTCAAACAATCCCCTCCTTTGACATTACTACTATAAATTAACATACGAACAACCCAAAAACAACTATTTTTTTGTTTTTTTGGATATTGACATCCATTTATATATGTTTATTTCCAAAGATGTTTAAATGAAAAAAGGATCTAAAAAGATCCTTTCTTTGGAATTTTATTATTCTCCTATCAAAATTCCTCTTCATACAAGGCTTTCTCTAAACAATCCAGTTCCTCAAGCTCACACTGTATCTTTCCTAATTTACATTTAACCTTTTCAAGGTTGTCATTTTCTAATTGCAGTAAATCTGTCAGACGTCTAATCTTAGCCTCAATGTTTGCTTTTTGAGTGAGTAAGGAATTTTGTTGCTGCAGTAATTGCTTTCTAACCAATTCAATTGTTTCTTCTGTACATTGTCCTCCGCATAGTTGTTCTACTGACATATTACTTCTCCTTTTTTATTTTTAATTGGTTTATGAATCCTATAAAAGATTGTTTTTATTCAAAAGTTGTGTGATAATTTCCACCCCACCTCGCAATAACATTCACTTTCTAGTTCACCGCATCCCTCGCAAAACTTTTCTATTTCAAACCCAATAAATTCATATTTTGGGTTCGCATAATATCCCTTTCCGCACCAAGAACAATACACATAGTCATCACCATCCCAGTTGGCTCGTTCATCCGATTTCTCGTGTTCGCAGTAAGGACAAATTTGTTCTTTCGAATATTCACTCATTATTCTGCCGCCTCCCATCCGATCTTTTCCTTGTACTCTGCTGCCGTACCCTCCATAACGAATGAATCGCCATTTTTGAACGATACTTCGCAGCCTTCTTCTGTGTCGGTAATGCTTTTGATATCGTCATATTTGAAATGGTAAAACGGCGTTAGCTCTCCGTTTTTAAGTTGTCGGTAGATCACAAATTCCTTAAATATTGGATTACTCATTCCGCCGCCTCCAATAGATCAGGATTTCGGTATACGTCGCCGATGACTTCATAATCTTCTTCGCAGTAATTTATATCCCCGATCCAGCAAATACCTTTCCCGTTTTCTTCCGCTGTATAATCTGAATAATAACGGCTATTAATATTCTCCAAAGTAAATGATCCATCCCGAAATCCGACTGAAGCAGTAAAGTGTTCTTCTATTTCGTTTCCATCAAAGAACCAGTGAACACAATGAATAATATCCCCCTCGTAAATCTCCCGGCCGTTTTTGTCCTTTAATCCGGTGTATTGCATAATATTTTCGAAAAATCCCGTTATATCCGCATTCCCGTAATATAATTTTCCATCAAAACCAACTGCATTTAAAGGGCTGTAATCCATTTTTTTAAGTGGAGCATTCCACGCCCGGAATTTAATTTCTCTCATCCGTTCTACCTCCCGTCATCTTGTAACCATTGTTCGATCTGTTTTTCCCTGTATCCGGCCTGCAGCAGAATCGACAGCAGCGCTTTGACTTCTTTCATAAACGTCTATATATCATTTTAATTTGTATAAAATTTCTGTTTTATCTAATTTTCAGTGCTTTTAATGCCGCTAAGCATGTTGCTTTCTCTGGCTTTTCTGCCCAAGCTTCATACTCATCAAAAGAAGCACACCAATCTTCCAGACCGATAAAATCGTGTTCTCTTGATAAATAAAAATTCAGTCCATAATCTTTTTGTAGCTTCTCAACCACCTGTAATGCTAAACTCATTTCTCCTGCAAAATTTTTAAGATTAACCACTTTCCCATCATTATCAAAAGCCAATTCATCGGCCACAATATCCCCTAAAAACTCAAAACATTCATCTGGAGTGATTTTCTTCTTCTTGTAACCGTTGAATAATCGGTCTTGAATCAATTCATTAATTACAGCATTACTTCTCATCTAATCCCTCTTCTCAATTTGTTTTTATCCATCACATCAACAACAAAAGCTTCAAATTCCTCATCCCAATACGGTTCTGTTCTTGCTATGTATTTCTTAAAAACTCCATCTTCCTCTATCATAAACGTCTGGCCGCGCTCTATTTCAGTGAATTTCTTCTTTGTCCAGATTCCCCTAATCAATACTTTCACATCTTTGAGCTGCACTGTTGCTTGGTGCATTACATCCCTCCTTTTAATCCATTAAGTACCATCAGCATTTTACTTTAAATAACATCTCCCCTTAGATAAGATATTTAAATGGAGGTGGTTTTTTGTTTATAGCTCCAATGCTGCTTGATTCAGCCAAAGAGCCCTTTGATGATGAAGACTACATTACTGAGCTTAAATTTGATGGAATACGAATCATCCTATCTAAGCAAGATGGTAAGATTAAGCTCTACACGCGCCATAATAATGAAGTCACAAATAAATTCCCTGAGCTGCATGATATTGATATTCCCGAAGGGACAGTCTTAGATGGGGAAATTATCGTTACTAATTCAGATGGGTTACCCGATTTTGAATCTGTTATGGAACGTTTTCAATCAAGCAAATCTTCTCATCAAATTGTTTATTGTGTGTTTGATGTCATAAGACTAAATGAAATTTCAATAGCTTCAGAGCCACTTGTTAAACGCAAGGAATTCCTAAGATCGCTAAACCTTAACCATCCGAATGTCTTCACTGTTGAAGGAATTCAAGGTAAAGGCAAAGCTTATTTTGAAATGGCCAAAGAAAAGAATCTTGAAGGAATCGTACTTAAGAAAGCAAATTCCCCTTACGAGATCAACAATAGATCAGTAAACTGGATCAAGATTATAAATTATCAGTACACTGACGTGCTTATTACTGGATACACTAAGGAGGATATCAAGTTTTTTCTAAGTTATCCTGACGGTTTAGCTGCCGGATTCATGGAATTTATGCCATTCGATGAGCGCAAATACTTCCATTCTATCAAGCAAATAGAATATGAAACTGATGATTATGTATTCATTAAGCCTTTATTATGTAATGTGAAGCACCGTTTTAAGACTAAAAATGGCAAGCTTCGTATCCCCTCATTTAATTCTTGGAGAGATTAATGCTCTCCATTACATAAACCTCTTGCTACAATCCATCCTCCATTTCCTAAGTGAAAATTTAATACATTATTCAATTAGTTTTTGTTTTCTCATCCACTTTTGAGTTTCTTCATCTCTCCCCAACGCCATGTCTACTGCTTCTTCTATCTCTGTTACATTATTCATATCTACTCCGTGTCTACGTGCTCTGTTGCAAATCCATTCAATCTGTTGTATGGCTGTAATATAATCATGCATCCTTTGTTCTTTTGATCGTTGATTTGGTAACAATACTACCCTCCCCTATCTCACCTTTTCCAATAAAATAACTATTTAACTAGAACGTAAGAGGTATTTAGACTAATTGATTAAAATATGGTACATTATGTACAAGCTCAAATATTCAAGGCTGCTCCTACACCCAAAACAAACCAGCTTTAAAATTCACTTTTTTGACATTCTTAATCTTAGCAACAAATTTTTTAACTGGGGCTGATTTTATGTATTTGACAAACCACTCTTTAGAACTTATGAGTAATGTATCTACAGTTGTTGATTTTGCTGGTATTGTAGATGCGGTGGGCTCTGCCTTGAGTATTTGAGCTAAAACCATATTTATTTGGTTTTAATTGAATCCCAATCAAACGTCTCTAATATTTTCATTAAGCGCTCAACTTTTGGTGCTCTCCAAGCTGTCATAGCGTATGTATGTACCTTTTTAGTGTAATGGTGTCGATTTCTTTTGATATGTTCTTTTGCTTCTTTTTTTGTCAGAAACATAGTGTTAGGAACAATAAATGATTCTTCTATTTCAAAAATCGGAAAAGTTTCATCATTAACATTTTGAGCTATCCATTCCAGCATTTCGCTTTCATCATCCAGGTCATAGAGTTCTCTAAGCTCTTCAAGCATTTCCTCTGCGTACATGTTGTATTTATCATCGAGAATATCTTCAGCATATTCGCTTAACTCATAACATTCGGCTTCATCGGAAGAATAAATGCTTACCCTTTCATGTTCTCCCTCTGTGGTTTCTCTCCACCTGTAGTCCATCAATGCCCAAAAACGAGGTGCTGCCTGGCAATCTGTGTCTTGTGTTCGTAGTTCTTCCTGCAGCTCCTTTAAAAATTGAATATCCTTCATTAATTTTCCCCTTTTAATTACTTTCAGATAAAAACATGCTTTTATCTAAACTCCAATGGTTCATTTAATTCATGTGCTAGTCTGCAGCCAGCAATAAACTGTTTTGTACACACTATGTATCCACCATCACGTAATATATGACCATGAGACATTTCTTTTTTCGCTAACTCTTCTACATATGGCAAGATGGCTTCTAATTCATCCGCAACAATTTTACACATTTCAGGACTAATTTCACCATCACAATCTGAATGACCGAAAAACGCAGTTAGCCCCTTATGCGTTTTTGTGGAATAACCATCACCAAAATACCAATAGCCATCCTTTAATTTTTTATCATCGTGAGGCGGCCAACTACCTCCAATTGATCTTAATAAAAACCTTCTAAGATTATTAAACGCGAGTATGCCCCACTGAAGGCGCCATGTGTTACATCTAAACCCATATAATCCTCCTCCCACTCGATGAAGTAATCTTTTAATTTGTTTAAAATGACGATTTTATTGACTTTTCAGCTCCACACTTATGTTGAGGTTATTTGCAATTCGTTTGCCTACCTCATTAGATACTGTTTGAGACACTCTTTCTTTAAAGCCGTAGAGCAACCTTCCTCCATCTCCAAATCCCTCTTCTATAAGTGAGTCAATTTTTGAACTTATAAATGACTGAAATTCCCCTGACTCTGCTGCTTTTTTAACTTCATTTGATACTGCAATACGAATCATTTCTTGAATGTCATCTTTCGTTATACCTAATTCATTATGTATAAAGTTTTTTACTTCTTTGTATCCCCTTTTCTTATCTTTGAATTCTTGATATTCATTTTCTTTAGGCAATGGAACAAGGACACGGTAACATCCGTGTGAAAATCCGCATGTAATCTCCCCGTCTGAATCTTCGTATTCGATTACGTCAATCATGCCAACGCCCACATCAGTGACCTCCGTTACCGTTCCTTCCGATTTACCGTCGTTCATATGAATAACCTTCTCGCCTACTTCCGCCTTGCGGTCGACCATTTCGTAGCGCTCTCCGTCAATGTGGACGACGTTGGTCGGTTCGAGTGTACGGTATTCATAATTACCAACAAGGTGACCGCATTCTGTTGCTACGCCACTACCATAACCCGTGTAGAGCTCGACCGTAAATACATCCCCATTTGAATAATGATCTCCATAACCTGGGTCAGCATCGACAATTACGATCTTCTCGCCCAATTTCGCCTTCCTATTGACCTCTACATACTCACGTTTGATTCCCCCAAGTGATTCGTCAGAAAATACATGAGTTTTTTCGTTAGTTCTCGTCACTTATTCATCCTCCCTATTCCTTATCATAAATTCCGGAGTCTCCAAGTTCATATGCTATTCTTTCAATCAATTCAGTAACGTTTTGTCCTTCTAAGATATCACTTATGTTTTTCAATGCGATCTTGTATTGTACAGCCTTTTCAACCTGCTCGATAAGCCATTCCATATCATCGCGCTCGATTTCATCTTCATTAAATCGTTCTTTGATTTCTCTTAACTTGTCCATATTCGTTCTCCTCCCTATTTCTGTCACTGTTTAAACGAACTGCACATTAAAAATCTTCTTCTTCAAAAATTAAACTGTCAATCATTGTTCCGCATTCTTTGCATTCATAAATCCCTTGATTCCAGTGCTCCATTTCTTCACCACAAGCAGTACAAAAAAATTCACGCATAATTTTTCATTCCTTCACATTTAATGTCTACCCTCTATCATTTAAACAGCCGCTCTGGGTACTTCCCGGCCTATTCCGTAAATCCTTCACTTTTCCACCCGCACTTACAATGGAACTCCCAGTAAGTTGTATTGCCCTCTTTCTCCTTTTGAAGCATCCTGCCTGTTGCTACCGAACGAACATAAATTATAGACATGTTGCCGACTTCCTTAATTCTTTTGTTGCCGCATTCAGGGCATTCTGTGTAATTCATTTCACTTCTCCTTCCGGCTCCGGCCGCTGATTTGTGTAAGTGCGAATTAATCAATATGCTGTTTTAATTAAGCTTTTTATAAAAATAAAAGTATCTAAACCCTGATACTTCTATTTTCATTTTGTCTTTATCCCCTAAACGTTTACACATATCACACTTAATTTTAATACTCTTTTCTCCTTGTCTCTTTCGCTGTTTTGGCGAGACTACATTATTTATATTCAAAAATAAATCCCTCTTCTTCTTTTGGAATTTGTGAACATTCGTTTGTTTTCGGCTTAGAATTGACATATATGAACTCTTTATCCTCGCTTAATATTTCATATTCCTTACCCTTTTTAAAAATAGGATTATTGTGTTCATCCTCAAAGAAAACATCTCTTTTAAAGACAACTAAATCCATTCTTTTCACCCTTTCCTTTTTTCGCTTTATCATTTAACAGCTAACAGCGCCTTCACTTTCGCATATTTTGTTCTGTGCGGTCTTTTATGTATGAATTCAGGTATATCTATACGCTTATTAATTTTTGATTTAGTTCTTACAAGAACACGGTTTTCAAGAAACTGAACTTCTTCCACTTTCTGACCATGAGACTCAAAATAAAAATCAAAAATCTCTTTAAGCGTCTCATCATTAAGATTGTAATTCATCATTGTCCCTCCCCTTGGATTCTATATAATCTTTCCAGCTGCAATTCTCAAATACTTTGATATCTGCTTTCAAATGCCATTTAAACCAGACTAAGTTGAACCAGGCTGTTTCAAATATGTATTTGATGTAACCGATACTTTCATCTCCTCTCTGGATAAAATAATCCTTTTATTTTAATTCCAATCGTTTAATTAGTTCTGGAGCAATACACGCGGCTAATGACTCTTCATATGTAACCGGGTTTCTCTTTATAGGGATATTTCTGATGTGGTTCTTAGCAGCATGTATAAGTGCTTCATCATTTAGTTTGGGATAAAGTGCTTCAAATCCATCAGAATTTGCCCTGGTATTCTTATATCGTTCTAGAGTTACACTGCCTTCTTCAAGTGAATTTACATCAACTCTTTCCCCATTGATTTCAACATGAACCTCATCGCAGCTCTTATTTTTAAAATTCACGTGCTTTCCCCCTTTTCTTTAAAACAGTCTTTTTATTTTAATTTTATTCATAAATCTCTAATCTTCCCCAGCAAGATTCCCATTTAAACTTTATTCCTAGAATATCATTAATGTCATCATGAAATTTATTCATCATTCTAGTCGCAAAGTGTCTTGCATCCCGCTCGCTTTTCTGTGCAAAATAGCCAGGTTGATCTCCATCTATATAATTCGAATCTTTAACGCAAGTCATAAACTCATCTTGGTAAGCGTGTCTAAGTTCATGATACAGTGTTTCGAGAATAAAGAGCTTTATAGTCTGTCTGTAGCAAGTTAAATCTTTTGGATAATTGAATGGATAAATGTGAATAACCCCAAACCCATTTAAACCAACCAGTTGTTTTCTAAAGATCCTTCTGATGGTTTTTAAGCAAAAAGGTGCTCCAAGTGGGTTCAAAAAATTAAGTAATGCTTGAATTTTATTTTGAAACACAAATATTCTAATCCCTAAGTTATGATAATCCTTATGTAGCAGCTGTATACACTTCTCAATCTCTTTTGCACTTATTACAGATGATTTATTCTCTATCAAATTACTTTTTAGGTCTTGCCCCGTTATCAATCGAAAATGATTTTGATATAACCTTGCTATATCATCCTCTAAATACATCTTTACTAAGGCATTAGTTTTTTCAGCAATCACTGATCACCTCCTGTATTTCATTTAAAACTTCAATTTTATTTGATTTCACGCTCATGTATTGTAAAGAGGACAAATGGACAATCATTAAAGTATGAACCCCTTTCAGATTCTTGCACTTTAGTCGTCTGATAAAGTTCTTTAAACCTCTTTACTTCCTCATCGTTACGCAATTTAAGTTCAAAGAGAGGCATCCCTACAACGCTCACTCTTGTGTTCCCAGACCATCCCTCTTGTTCCAGTCGCTTGATTGTTTCCCACATCTCATCCAAGGAATTATGAAACACTTCTATAACCATCTTTTTGGTTTGTTTTTTAATAAACATCCTAACCATCCTTTTAATTATTTTGAAACTAATTCTTCATCCACGACTTTATGTTTTCTTTGAGCAGGACAACAACCACTACAACCCCCAACAAAGTCATGGCCGCGATAAAAGCCTTTTTGTTTCCCAGGAAAAACTCAGCCAGATCCGCATCCATCTGATCTAGTTCTTTTTGAGCTTCCCTTACCAGATCTCTTTCAAGAATTTGATCTACAAAAACCATCTTCATTCCTGCCAGAAATCCAATGGCTAACCAAATGAATAAAGCGATTCCCAAGTAGAACACATAATCACCTGTCACACATTATTTTTGAAAGCCTAACCATGGAATCTTATTGGAAGAATCATTTTCTAACAATTCATCACACACCTTGCAAAGAGTCGACTTTGTTATTGTCTGATAAAAAGAGTCTTTTCTACCGCAGCATTGGCAACTCAAATCAAATGCATTAGATTCTCTCTTTTGCTTCCTTTGCATGGCATTCCCAGTTAATATTATTTCTGATTGATATAAATCCCCGCTCTTTACACGTGCTTCCGTACTCCAAGGAAAAACTGATTTTTTCAGCACTCTATAAACTGACAAGTTCAAGGGGCTTTGTTTAATTTTCTGAAAATCCCTGTTGTCCGTAAGATCTACGTTTCTTTTCATTGCTTATTCCCAAAAAGCTTTTTTAACCAACTTGAACGTTTATGTAGTTTATGTAGCTTACGTTCTCGATTTATTCTGAACCCGTCAACGCTGTCATCCATATTATTTAGTTGATTTTTTAATTGCTTTATGTCTTGAGGAGTACTGATTGTTATTGAAATATCCTTGTTCTTAGATCTCTTGACTTCAGAAATCATTTTGTCCAAAGTTAAATCGCAATACTCGTCTTCCCAATCACCTATGTAATAAAACCGTTCAATTAAAGTACCACTAGATTCATCTTGAAATGTTCCAAAAAGAATTGGATCTTTATCCCGCCTTTCTTTCTCCACCTGTTTTTCGATCCTCCCTGTATAGTCAGTAAACACAACGTAAAATCGGTCGAATTTATCGCTTACTTTTTCATATTTATGAATCACGTCATCAGGGATCTCTCGTTCATAGTTCTCAAGCTCAATGATCTTTACAGTGTTTTTTGCAATATTGTCTATGAATTCCTCAATATCATCTCTATAAATAAAAGTATCGATTCCCAGCTTCACAATTTCACGTTCTTTTTCAATTGTTTCAAGATGAAAAATCAGCTTTTTTGCTGCCTTAACTTGGTTAGTTCTGTTATATTTGTTTAATAACACTAAACAATTATCGTAATATTGCTGAAGAACTTCATCTGTAACTTTGTTTTGTTTCGACTTAACCATTTCGAAATATTGACTTGGTTGCAAAACCTCCATGAATCATACTCCCTTTTTAATTTGTTTAAAATACATCTTTTATTTAAAACGATGATTCAATCATACTTTTAATTAACTTTAGATTTCTTCATTATCACAAAATATTCGAATCGACTTGAATATGTACGTTTATTGCAGTTATGTAGTACTGTTTCTACACATCTTTTTGAAATACGTTGAGCGCACTCCCATCCTACTGCCTCTTTTTCTCTAATTCTTTTTAATAAGCTAATTTTATTGTAATCTTTCATAAAAATTTTCGTTGGGTATGCTGCAATCATTCTCTTCCCTCTCCTCAAGTAGTTCATTTAGTATGTATGTTGCTTCCTGGGCGTTTTCGATGACAAAATGCAAATCCCCGATTGCCCGTCTGAAATCCCCTTGTTTCATGTCATGTAGTGCTCTACTGTGTGAATCAAGTATCTTCTTCATCTTTTGAAAAACAATCTCTATCTTTAACACCACCCTTATTATACTTTTAATTTGTTTATATTGTATTATACAGAAAATGTTTAGTCAATAGGGATTTGAAAAGTCATTAAATTTATTTACTTTCATCCATCCCTATTGACATTGACTGTCATCTGATTTTGAAGATGAACTCGTTGATTTCATTTCTTAACTTCACTATATCTTCAGTGGTAATCGTTAATTTCAAATTGCTCTCGGTTTTGTCATGAAGGACTATCACGGCCGAAAACTTATTAGACGAAAGACTTTTGCTCTTCAATTTGATTTCAATGTTATCTAAGGCAATATCAATTGATATATCCATTTCAGTTGTCCTTTTAAATTTTAATCATTTGATTCAATGCTGCATCTGTATCCTCTATATAGCCGTCTTCCCATTCTTCTGTGTCTTCAACTTCATACTCAAGGTTACAGATATCAAACTCTTCAGCTTCCCCGTCTATATTTATAAAAACAATTTTGTAAGCCTCTTGCAATTTCTCAAGTAAAAATTCAGCTTTGTTTTTTGAAGATTTCACAGAGTCTGCTGAATTCTCAATGAAAATGTCAATCTGTAGCAAGCAATTGTTTAGATATTTTTGTTGTGCCATTATCATTTCCCCTATATAATGAATTTCCGGAACAGAACGCTTGTTCTGTTTTGTTCGTGAGTTTATTATACCTCTTTTTGCTAAACATTTCTAGAGGTATTTTTATATCCTCAAATCACTAGGCTAAAAGACCTTATTTATAATATTCTGAAAGTATATCCTAAATAAAAAGGACTTATGACTTATTATACTCACCAACATCTCTTTGTTCCGTATGACTATGTTACTATATGTCAATTCTTAAGAGAATAGCTATTTTTGTCTCATTATGTCGAATAGACTCATTTGAATGGATTTCTCCGATAAATCTACTCAAAATTTTATTGAATTTTCAAATCTGATTTTTAGTAAAATAAAAAAGCACCCCTACTCTGGGCGCTCATTTCATTAACGCATTTTAATGCCGTCTTTAATTCCAAGTTCTTTAGCGTAATACTTTTTAATCTCTTCTTCATTTACATACTGTTTGATGCTATAAATTTTTTTAGATAAGTCATCATACCGTTCACTTCTTTTGTTGATGATCTGCTCATAATCCTTTTTCTCTAATTTACCCTTTTCCTTATATATTTTATAGCCTTCATACAAAACACCAGATCTATTTATCCTTGTCGGATTTAAGAAAGGGTAATCATTAACTTCTGGGGCCAATACAGTCCTCATCGTATAAACAACAACATTAAAAGAAGATCTCTCTAAGTCTTTTTGGGTACTTGTTTTTTTATTCCGAATAACATATTCATTATCCGCTAATGTAAACATACTCCCTTTTGATGATTCTGAAGCTCCATTCTTGTTATGATATTTATTTTCATCTGCTGAAAGAATGCATTCATTTAGACATTTATCGCTGACCTTGATTTCCCTTGAGCCATATTTATCATCATGCACAGTTAAGATGTTTCCGTTTTCTTTGGCTTTTAGAACATCGGCTTTTTTTAAATTACGTATTTCACTACATCTATGCCCCTGAACTCCATCAAACAGCAGCATAAACATAGCTCTATCCCTATGATTTACTAAAGTGTCAATAATCCCTTCAAATTCATTAGCAGTAATATAAAGTTTTTTTCCTTCGTCAATACAATTTTTAACATCTTCAATTGTCAGATCTCTAGACAAGTTTGTAGTGCCTTTAGTTATTTTTTGATAAATCGCCCAATCAATATACTTTGTAATGTGTGACCAGCAGCTCAATAAAGATGAAGTTGTAGATCTATTCAAGAGTGTCAAATAATCAAGGATTTCATTAGAGTTAAAATCATAAAGATCTTTCTTTAAAAATTTTTCCACCTCTGCTCCTCTTCTAAATATAGAAAGGATTTGAGGCACCTCTTTCTCATTGACTATTTCTAAAAATTTATTCTTTATATCCTCATTATATAATTTCATTATAAGCACCTCTAAACTTAGACATCTAACTTGGAAAAGTAATCAATCACATGTTTTAAGCCGTACCTAAACTGAACATGCTTTTTATTATTTAATACTTTTAGACTTTTCCATAAATCGTTATCCATGGAAAAATCAACATTCAAAAGTGCCTTATCGATTTCCTCGGCAGATTTTGACTCCTGTTTCATTTTTACTCCTAATGCTAAAATGCCTATTATAACAGGAGACGCGGTGATTAGACTTCTTCTCTCTTTACCAAATGAATGATTTGTAAAATCATCAATATATGAATTAAAAACAGTGTTGAACACTTCTGTAAGATACATGCCCAACTTTCTTGCCTCAGCTAAATTATCCACTTTGTAATTTAAAGCATTGAGAACCATTTTTAATCCCGAAACAAACCTTTGGAATGTAATGACGAATTTTTCATTTCTAAAAATTTCATCACTATTTACTTTAATGTACTCACCTATATCACTGTTATCTCTAATAAAATTAATAATAGTTGACAGATAATCATTCTCACTCATTTCTGCAACTTTAGATTTTGCTACAGGGTTGATGGTGTTTTGTTGTCCAAAATGTTTTCTCGCTTTTTTCATTGTATAGTTATACAAATCAACTTTCAAATAAAAATCGTTAACGCTTGGATTCCTTCTGAATGCTCTATTTATACCGTTCAATCTGTGCCATCCATCAATCACATCTAATTGCGTCCCTTTAGTGACAGTTAATTTTCTCTCTTCCGGATCAAATAACAGTTCAATTCCCTCTTCTGAGCTGCCTAATAAGGCGTTGAAAGTCAATACTGATTTATTTAAATCATTTTGTTCCACTAATTTTGCAATTGCTTCAACCGAAGCCTCAACAAGATCGGGAACTGGTATTTCATCTTCAATCTCTTCGATATAAAGTGTTTTATCTGTTCTCTGAGCTTTTGGATTATAGCGCAATAACTGTGATTCATATAGTTTATGCAGTTCACTTGCCTTAACAAGAAAAATAAAATTATCTTCTGAAACCTTTGTTACATCTGTAAATGTATAAGGAAATGAAACCTCTTCACTCTCGTAACCCTCCCAATTTAATTCCATCTCCTTAATACGGTTAGGGGGAAAATAATTTTCCGGTGAAATTGTTTCATCTCTTGTTAAAGTATACAAATTTTTTGCAAGAAAATATTTTTCAATTGTTGTAAAAACAGCATTTGGATTACTCAATTGTTTAAAAAGCTCCTGCGTTTTACCAGGCTGGAATTTATCTTTAGCCATCAAATTTCTAAAAGAAATCATTAATTTATTATCGTGTTGTATTTTTAATTTAATATCAAGTAGCCCATCCATTAATTTTTTATCTGCTTCCGCATCAAAAATGATTGGAGAATTCATTACATCACCTCATTTAATCTAAATTAAATGTAGCAGATCGCCTTTTTTTAATCAAGATTATAATGGTTTAACCGCGAAAAAATGTAATGCCTTTCTTAAAGTTTGTTTATCACACTGCTCAAAAAAACGTAAGAATTCTTCTTTTGTAATGTCTTTCAAAATTGATACATCTAATTCTTCATCCATTATAATACCTGCAGTCTGTGAAATGTCTTTATTATCATTTAAATAACGTAGTGTTGTGTCGAATCTGCTGTGGTCTGCTTGCTTCATTGCAGCTCTATAATCTTTCCCTGTCGCCTCAAATACTTCAGTTATTCCCACACCCCTAAATGAATGAGGCACTATACCTTTTTCTTCTGGTATTCCAAGTCTTTTTAATGCACGCTTTAGAGATTCTCTAAAAGCGTCTTCAGAAAGTCCTTCAAACACTCTGTCAGTGTCTTTTGTTTCTTCGCTCCTTAATGCAAGTAACTGTTCATAGAACACTCTGTGTATACCTGTAGTACGCAATTTCGCCCCCTTGTCAATGACAGTGACTCTAAACCAATCTGGGTTTTCAGCAGAAACCTCAAAATCACACCATCTAACGTACAGGGCAGCCGATATTCTGAAAGATGATCTAAGCAAAAAACCTCCGAACAATTTTTTTAAAAGTGGTTTTTGCTTTTCATAAATGAACATATTTTCACAGATCATCTCTGCTTGAATTTGGGAAGTGTTTGCCCTAGTTCTCTTTATTTCAGGACTTCTTTTAATTTTATAGAAAGCATCATCGTCTACAAATTCAGGATACAGTCTCTTGAGTTCCGAGTGAAGCGATTTCAATGCCGCGATCTTTCGATTAATTGTTGTGTTAGCTAATCCCTTCTGTGCAAGATGGTGTTTAAATGCCAAAACATCTGACCTTTTAAAAGACAGATGCTCCTCTTTTAAAAATTCAATTTCAGTTTTACAATAAAATCTAAAGAACTGCTTTATATCACCTAAATAATTTATTGCTGTGTTTGATTGAAGTCCATACTTGGATTTTTTCTTTTGTTTTCTGTCAAATCCTTTAACATTCCCGGCCAAGCTTTCGGTGTCTTTCTCTCTTAAATAGGTTAAAATATCATTAAAGACCGAGTATTCCCGGATAGGCTTAACTTCAGCACCCATTACCCGTGCCCCCCTTTTTATAAGCTATATTATGTATTCAATTTATACTTTTAATTTGTGTTTATTTTGATAAAAAACTCCAAATTCGTTTAATGCGTCTTCTTTTATGTCTAATAAAAATTTTAGAGCTTCTTTATTTTTTTCTTTCTTTTCAAAGAGATCACTACAAGTTATTCTAATAATTTTAATCGATTCGTTTATTTGCTTAAAAAATTCATCTATTCTTAATTTCGCTCTAAACAACTCCATTGAGCTGTTGGATTGTAATAATTGATGTCTAATATGTAGCCTTTCGTCTTCAAACGTTTTTAAAACCTCTTCATAATCATTATCTACTTTTAATTTATTTTTTATACTTCTCATTTATTTTCCCCTATTTGTGCACTTAGTAGCGCCATATAACCTTTAGTGAGTTCTTTTCTAATATTTTTTCTCTTTTCTTTATCTAGCAGCTCTGTTTCATGTTCAACATCAAAAATCCATTTATCTCCATACTTTCTCAATTTATTTTCATATGCTTGTTTAAAGTACTCAATTGTGTTATTGCTTTGTTGGCCGCATGGAACCATATTCTAAACCCCTCTCTAACTAAACTATTTATTAATATATTATCATTTTAATTGATATAAGAAGCTTTGTAAACCCTTTTAGATTATTTTTCCACGGCAAATAGCACATTCTTTTTGGCTTTTTTGAATGTGCTGCATGAGTTATTAATTTACTGAAATGGTGAACTTGAATTTCAATAAAAATTATAAGAAAATGGAAAAGACGCTTGACTTAAATGTCAAACGTCCAGTTATGTATAAAGTGCTTTTATTTAATTTTATGCTCCAACTGTAAACCCTGCAATGGAATAGCCGCTGTTGTTAACTTGGGAAGCAACGTATCCTACTGCCAGAAGAGTAGCTGAAACAAAGATTCCGATCAATAATTTCTTCATAGTATCACCTCCTTTGAAGGATAATGAATTACATTACCATTATCTCTAAAATTCCTTTGTCTACACCCAATTTCTCCAACTCTATTAAAGGCAGTCTACAAGAGAATTTATCACCACTCATTTTAAAATACTTAACTGATTTTAAGAAATAATCTTTAGAATTTTCAATAAGTCCTTTGTAATAATAATGCAATCCCAATTCATTAGCGTCTTGCTCTACAACCTCTAATTCAGAAAGCATTTTTTTGGCCTGTCCAATATGCCCTTTTCTGATAAGATAATGAACAATCTCTTGTCTATCTATAATTTCCTTGGAGTCTACATTTAAATATTTATTTTCTTTATTCCATAAGTTCTCTAAAAAACAAAGGTTCCTAATAGCAAATCGTTCATTAAAGGTATCCCCTTTTACAACAGCTAACCCTTTTAGAAAACTACTTTTAGATTTCACATAATCAGTCATCATTAAAGAACTCCCATAGGTAAGAAGCGAGAAAAAATTTATTCTTTTTACATTTGAGTTTTCTATTCCATATTTGGCATACTCCCGTGCTTTTTCAAGCTCATTAGTTCCAAAAAAACAGTTAGCTAACAACAGCATATATCTACTTTTAAATGAATAATAAACATAATTCTGGTTCCTAATGATGTCTAAGACTACGTTCTCACTCATATCTCTAAGTCTGGTAAACTGCCTTGATGCAAGTATGGAATACATAGGAATCAACCTTGAAAAGACCTTCATTTCAGGTGATTTGGGATTAATTTCTCCTAGAATCCTTATACACTCTTCAATGCTTATCTTTCCGTTATCAAGCTCTCTTTGAAGGGAGTATACCTTTCCCCATTCCTTACTGATTGTATTATTAGCAGCTCTTAAGTTCTCGATATGAGTATCTAAAGCATCGTATAACTGATTTACACTTAAATATTCTAAACCTTGTCTTGCTGCAGACTTATTAGGATCTAAAGTCAATATGTATTCACTCATTAATTCAAATTCATTATCAGGGGAGACCCTTTGAACAACATCTATTAAGCCTTGGATGTTATCCATTTCTTTTTTATCGTTAAAAATAAACTGATGAAACCCAGATGAATTAGAATATCCAGCTACTCTAGCGAGTTCTTTTTCGAGTCCTCGCTCTTCTTCGCATTTGTTCTTTAATAACCTTTTCAACTCCAATTCTTTCACCACGTTTCCCCTTTTAATATACATTAATAATATCATGGCGCCCACTTTTGGTCAATTATTATTTTTAATTTGTTTATAATTTTTAAATGCACAGAAGATCACTCTCCCCTGCGCATCACAGGTTATATAATATCTTCAATTTTCTTTTTTCATTAAGATATTTAAGTGCTCTCTAAGAAACTTTTCGAACTCTTCATCATTATTAAGGTCATTGAGATCCGTTTCTTTCTTTAATATAATTTGCTGACTGTTATACTCACTTTTCAAAGTCTCAATAAGCTGCAGAAAGCTTTTGTCGTGCTGTCGCTCCCAGATTTGAGTAATCAACCCTGCTATTCTGTTAATTCGCTCACCGTCTCTCATGAAACACCTCCAAATGACTTTAAAACAATTATTTTATTAAAAGTTACCATTGTACTGCCTCTTCAATATTTAAACCAAATACACATAAGAAAAGATCAAATAGATATTGGCATTCCTTTTCACCACCACAATGCTCGGGTGATAATGCAACAGTAATCATATCCCAATCCCACATATATTTCTTTATGTTTTCTAATTGTGTCTTTATAGCATTTTGGGGCAATAAAACCGCATTGGAATTATAATCCATGTAGTTTTTATTAAAATAATCTAAATCAAGGTCAAGGATCATACTTGTCCCCTCTGTTTCTTTATACCACTTGTCTCTTAATATTTGTTGATAGTGATTAAGGGTGTATGCTCTCTGAAAATTAATGCTTTGCTCTACGTCTACTTCATCATCACTAATCGCAAAACAACGTTCTATGGTACCCTTTCTTTGTGCAGGAATTATAAATTCTGCAATATCTAAATTCCTTGCAATTTCAATCGCTTTTTCTTCATTATCTATCCCTGTAATATCAATAGGATTGTCACAATAATCAAGATGTGCATCTATATGAATTAGGGACGCACCAGGTTTAATATATCCTCTTAGCCTTCCTATCTCCCATGCTGCAAACGCAAAGTTATGATCTCTTGAAACAAATATTTTCTTGTCTGGAAAATAAATACGATATTCTCTGGGGAACAATTCTTTCAAAATAAATACCTCGCAACTTTAAAATTGTCAGATGTGCTTCAATTTTTACTCAATCATTCCAACATCTCTTAATTCAAGCATTATATCTCTGTACAGTTCATCAATTTTATCCGTAAATTGTTTTTGTATTACACCTTGAAAGTCCGAAAAAATTTCAATGCTTTTACCTTTTTGCAAAATAAGACTAACATTTCTTCTGCCTAATCTTGAAACAAACCATCCTAACTCAAATATAACATTAGGCCTTGCTTGCAAGTATTGTTTTCCACTATTTTCAACAACATCATCTGGTGTGAATAGTGCAAATGCATAGGAACACTGGTCGGCATAAAATTCAAATTTATCTATTAAGGTCATTCCCCTATCAGGTTGCTCAGACAATATTATAGGGTTCAATTTAAAATCTTCTTTGAGTAACTTATATAATTGCCAAAGTCTTGCTTGATCATGACCGTGAATTATAAATACGTTCTTGTTATTTTTAGCTAGTTTAGTATCAAGTTCCACTGTACTTTCCTCCATGTATTCCATTTCCTTTCTCACTAAAAATTGATAAATTTGCGATCTAATTGATTCTAAAACACTTTGCAAGTGCTTCAATAAGATATGTAGCATTTCATCCTCTTCATTTTTTTTACTTTCCAGTGAATTTTTAATGCCTTCGATTCTTTCTTCGATCTCATATAAAGGAATAAAAGCAACTTTATCTTCATCAATATCGTAATATGAATGACGAGTAATATAATCTTCAATCATGGAATTCCAGTATTTCGTTATTGCTTCTTCATCAATATTTGGTTTAAGCTTTTTTAGATTCTCTACAAACTCTAATTGAATTCTTTTTCTTTCATATGTATTGTCTAATTTTGCAGTTTCCATCCTAAGCATCGTTAGAGAGATTGGATCTTTTGACAAAATCGCAATTCTTATAGCCTTATGAAGCACCAAACTCAAACGTACTTTTCCTTCCTCTAAATCTCTGACAGCATCCCTAATTAAATTTAATATATTCAAAATCAACACCCTTAGCAATAGTAATTAAAACGTTGTTTTTATTCATTTCATTGCATTCAAATATAAGTTAAGGTATTCTTCCTCTGGAGTTTCCCCCTTACCTTCTAATGAACTTGAACTCAGACGAAATAATTCGTTAAGTTTTTGTTTGATTGAATAGTGACAATAAAATTTTGCGGGTATAGTCTATCTAATTCTTTTATAATTTCTAAATCACTTTCTGGGGCATTCAAGTAAAGGGCAATCCATTCAAATTTTGAGAATGTTTTTTCGTAATTTGCCTTAAACGCAAGTATAAGTTCTTCTGTCGATTGATTGACATCAGCATACCAAATGTTCATCCAGCCTGGGTCAAGAAACTTTCGTTCACCAACTGCATCAATAACTAATAAATTTGAATTTAATAATTCCATTCTTATAAATCTCTCTAACCTAATTGACTTTTCTCTTTTCCCCTCTATGACAAGCATAAATGCACCTCAAATTGATTGTTTTATCTTGATTACCATTATACAACAAAGGAAAGAATTATTGTCCAAAATAAGCAAGAGATAATATAAACGCAGCCAATCCCAAACTCATAACACCAATAAAAATTAAACTGTCTTTCCAATTTTCCATAGTCAACTCAACCATCCCTCATTTATGCTTTTAATTTGTTTTAATTTGATAAAAGTAGCCGCAATTATTATCCGCGGCTGTTATGTCATTTCTATATTGTTTATTTGTGTTTTTAATTAGTGTATATAGTTTAATTTAAACTGATTTTATTATCCTTACCATAAAATAGATCTGTATTTGAGTATCAAGATTTGTTATTCTTATAATGCTGACTTTATTTTATGAAGGTGATTTCGTGGAAGCAAAGTTTGAAACAAAAGGCTATGATATATCAATTGTCTACGACTACAAAGAGTATCCAGACGTTCATCATGGCCGCTGTGACAATTGTGACAATACCTTGTTTAAAAGCTCGGTGAAGGACGGTATATTCCTACGCGAATGTCGCCGCTGCGGGATGAAGAAGAGTATTTGACCGCTCTTCTTCCGCTGCTCTGTTATGTTAAAATGCTTCTTTTATTTAAAGTTACTTAACGGGAAACATGTAGCTAACATAAACGTCAATATCCCCATTCTTAAATACTGCAACTTTATCAACATCAGGCTCAATTTTGTTTATAATCTCTTTAGCATCCTTATTTTTCTTCGGTGTATTTGCAGTAACAATCCAATTCCAGTAATTCCATTCAGAAATACATGCCTTGATCTCTTCAGGGATTCTATGTCCGACTGTATAAGCCTTAATCATCCTGCAGCCTCCAATTCGTTCAACATATTCTTAACCCTTGCAATCTCTTCTTCTGATTGAACAGTACCGCCTGTGTTCAATTCAATATACCACTTAAGAACATCTTTCTTTGTAGGAAGATCGTTTATAACAAACTCTAATGCAATCAAATTACTCAAACTATCTTCGTATTCACTTAAAAAGTGCCCAAATACAGGGATTTCATTATTGAGGAATCTTAAACATGACGTTATTCTTTGTAAACCATCAACACATACAAATTCACCTTCGGGCTTTTTCATCCAACCTTTTTGATTCAGATAGACTGGAGTTGTTTTTCCTCCCCTCAACAAATGTTCAACGAATTTAACTTGCTGCTCTTCAGTCCATACATGACCGCGCTGAAAGTCTGGGTTAAGCTGCAACCCTTCTTCAATATACGTTTCTATGGTGCTTTTTAGATATTTTAAAGGATGGTGTACTCTATAGTTGCCATCTTTCGTATAAGGTTTGATATCCGAAAATTTCATAAGTGCTCCCCTCTCTATGTATTAAATCAAATGAAAGACTGGTTTTAATCAAAAAATTCATCATCAATAAAATCATTTTCTCTTGCAAGTTTTCTCGGAGATTTATTGAATAAAAGTTGTTTTAATTTTTCAAACGCTGTAAGCTTTTTGTTTTTGTCTTGACAGATATGGCATACATAATCGCCGTTATCTGAAAGGTATACTAGTAGTTTAGTTACTCCTGATCTTTTACAAATACACATTCTATGCTGGCCATCACTAAAGGAAATATGCCCACAAGCATTTATGCTTGCAAATATCCCAGAGTGTTTTTTATGCATATCAGGTTTTATATAGTGTGCTGCCAATCTTCTACACCGAAGTGCATATTCGTATTCTTTTCCTTCTAAAGATTTAAATTCCTCATCACTAAGATCCAAAGAACATCTACCTGTACGAACTTTATAACAGTCTCTTTCACTTAATCTAAAATAAAATGAATGTTTCGTTGGATTTATAAGCTGATCCAAGGATATCCCCCCTTTTTGTCATAAAAGTATGATTTCATTCAGATATTCGGCAGCTCTTCAACGAACTTAACAAATTCATCTACGCTATCAAAAATATGATATTTTTCTAAACCATTAGCAAAGCACCATTGAGGAGTTTCAAAATCATCTCGAATCTCAACAACGAATTCAATACCTGTACAATCGAAGTCCTCTTCCTCTTCTAACGGTTCATAAAACTTGTCAATGAACCCTTTTACAATCCCAGGATCACTATATGTAACTGTATAAAATGTAAGTCCTTGATCTTCATATGTCTTTAAAGCAAATCCTTTACGTTTCAATAAATTCAATACATCTTCTCTTGATTTCACCATATTTCATCCCCCTTTAAATTATTTTTAATTCGTTTAACCTCATAACTCAATTATATCACGGCTATTTAAAATAGTCAATAATAAAATAGAAATTTATTCATCTTTTTCAAATTTTATTAAATCTCCTGGTTCACAGTTGAAATGCTTACAAAGCTTATCAAGCAATTCCCGTGGGTATCGTTCCATGTCATCGTTGTACATTTTTCTAACGGTTTCTTTCCCATGATTTATTTCGGCACTTAATCGAGAAATTGAAATACCTGCCTCATCTGCAATAGCCTTCAAATTTGATCTAATCATTTTTCTCACCTCTTATACAACTTTACTTTGACTATTTAAAAAAGTCAATCAAAATTTTCCTATTTAAGAAAATGCCCGCGATTTTTCAAGTTGGCTGTTATATCGTTTCCGCAAAAATTGCCCGCAACTTTTTACCGCTGCTGTTATACTGTTTTAATTTTTTTAGTGAGCTATGTGGCATCTTAAAAAATCCATTTGTGTATCAAAATTTTGCCCGCAATAAAGGATAAGAGCTGTTATACGCTTTATAAAGGGTATCCCTTTTTAGTTGCTTTAAACTCTTTTTAAAATGGTGTTTTTATTCAATTCTGCCACCTTTCTTTTTTGCTTTTCTTAGAACAACACGATCACCATTTTCGTCAATAATAGTACGGCCGTGTAAATGTGGTTCAAGATCAACCTTATAAACGATTTTCGTTTTTTGTTTGTTAACTTTTTTAGCTTTATCAGCAGACACTTTTATCCTTTCACTAACCTGCTTAAATTGTTCTTTCGCCTCTGGGGTCTCTAAAGCTCCAAAGAACTCATCAGCAAACTCATCTCCCAAAGACTCCGTCAACCGTTTCTTAAATTCTTCTTTATCCTTATCCAAACTTTAAACCCTCCCACTCTTTTTGTTGCTTAAATATTAACATCTTTAACGGCATCATTCATTAATTATATTACACTTTATAAGCAGTTTTAATGGTAGCAAGGCAACTCGCCATACCATTCAAGATAATCGTTAATAATGCCGCCGAATCCCTCTTTATATTCAATATATCCCTCAGTAAGTTCATCAAGCACTTGCTCCTGCGTCCCCCATTCTTTGGTCATGTCACAGGATTCTGGGGTAAGTAAGTATGATTTGTTCTGTCGTTTCGTGGAATAGGGTGTTATGTAAGTTCATTTTAAGCCGCTCCTTTAAGTTCGATTTGTTTATGCATAAAAGACAGCAAGTTCTTTTGTTGTTATACAACCGTTAGGACACTTCACAGTTTTAGGATATTCCTTTCCTAACTCTTTCAGCATTTTCTTTTTACACTTTGGACATATCCTATAAGTCATTTCAGCATATTCTTTTTCTGTCTTCATATTTGGCTCTCCCTTTCTGCTTTCATTTGCTCTATCCAACAGAAAACCTTGTCCCCTACTTCTGTATCATTCCATCCCCATTGTTCAGCAAGGAATTTAATTTCTGCGGGCAAAGTCTTAGCAATAATTTTTAATTCCATTTTATTTGGAACTCTTCCATAAACACTTACAAAACAATCATGTATATGATCAAGCAATTTTACTGAACCCCTTTTTATTTGTTTAAAACTCATGTTTTATTTCAACCAAGTTTATTTATTTTCTTGAGCTCGGCCGCCAACTCTCTAAAGTTCCTAAACCACGCTCCGTATTTAGTATCACCGTTGCCACAATAAACGTTTACGCAAGTTTCCTCTCCCTCTGAATAGTAACCTTCCCCATCAACAAATACAAAATATTTAATGTACATTGATTTTAGAAAGATATATGTCAATTTCTGATTTCTATTTCTTCTACTTCTTACAGCTTCGATAATCATATTTTCTTGTTCTAACTCTTCTTTTAATTTGAGATAATCCAGTGTACATTTATTTGTTTTCATTTTGCTCTCTCCATTCAGTTTAAAATTGTTGTTTTATGCAATCTGAATCACATGTGAAATGCAATCAAGTCCTTCAAACTCTATAACGGTCATAACTGTTTCAGTGTAATAAATGCCCTTAACCAGTTCATGGATTTCAATACCTCTAGATGACAAATAATCTAAGGCATTACCACTTCTATTGTTCAATGAAAATACAATTCCGTTTGCACATTCGAACCGTTTTGGATTTGTTGAAATCTTACCTCTCAAAATTTCCTCAATGGTTTTTAAATCTAAATGTCTCATGTTTAACCGCTCCATTCTTTTTCAATTAACATATGTTTCAAATTCATCTGCTAAGCTAGCATTAAAAAATCTTACACCGTCAATAAAATAGTGCACTCTATTTTCAAACTCTTTTACGTCCCCTAAATCACTTCTTTCTTTAGCTAAGTTTAGCCAATTTAATTCCTCATTGAATTGCTTTCTTATTTCATCATCGGATAGAATGACATCTCGTTCATAATCTCTAACGGGCTGGTTAGTTTCATCGTTTTTAACTCCAAACGCTTGTCTAATTATTGCGATTTGTATCATTACCCTCAAACTCTGCTCTCTTGTTCGTAAAACTTGCGTATCTAAATCAATTACTTTTTTCATTAACTTTTTATTTCTCATTTTCTTCCCCTATTTGTTTTTTCTTTTAATTTGTTTATAGTGTTTTTTAATAACGCTTTCTCTTATGATTTTATTATACTACGGCTATTTTAAATAGTCAATACTTATTTTTAATTTGTTTATGATATTTTTGTATTGGATTGATTTATTAAATAGGTCGCGTATTTCTTAGCGTTCTGTTGTTAGCATTGTATGGACTTCATTTCCTTTATAAAAAATCCTAAAAGCCCCACATGTCTTGCAGATAAACCAATCCCCATGAGTGTAAACCCGCTTTTTTTCTAGATTATTCATAAAAGTAAATTCTTTATTTTCTGCTTTAAACTCAATAACATTATTAATCTTCGAAACCAGTTTTTTGATTTTTTCTTTCTTTGTATGTCTAATTCTGTCCTTTGCTTCGGATAGTTTTCTTTTAAATTCCTCCGGAATTCCCGTAAACTCAAGCATTACGGAGTTTTCTCTGTCTACTAGCTTGTTATATCTATTCATATTACGCCCAGCACGTCCAGTTACCGCCCAGGAAGGGTTATTTCCCCTTAAAGTTAAATACTTCACGTACAGATCATAATAACGCTTTTTGAACCGCTGCAAGTCCTTTTTAAGATGGTATATAATGCTTTGATTATCAGTTGTTTTAATTAGCTTTTTAACTTCATCATTCCAAGAATTAAACAGGTTTTGTATTTCCTTTGTGTGATCTCTTTTAGTTGTTCTAAAAATCCAATGTGCATCATGTTCGCGATCTTGTATTGTTTGATCAATGACATATGTTTCAACATCATCAATATCTATTTCAGGATATTCAAAGGCGTTTTCTTGGCTTTCAAGATCATTCGAGCTTAGTTTTTTAGCAAGTGAAATTGTACTGTCTGACTGTTTAGCATACCAACACTTAGAATAACGTGACCACCGGAACCCGACCGCTTTCATCTGCTCCCGTATCTCTTCGGATGGTTTAGAGCTGAAACGGATTTCAACACCGTTTTTCTCTTCGTTAAGTGTATATGTAACTGTTTCTTGTTCTGTTGTTTCTTGCACGTTTTCATTTGCCGCTTTGTTTGTTGTTTCGACTGATTCACCTGTTAAAAGGTTTTCTTTTTGGGCTGTGTCTCTTTTTGCCTTTACATATACAGTCTTTTCCGTGACCTCTTCCACCTCTTTCAACTCTGCAAAGTGAAAGCACCCTTTTTCAAAAAGTCTTTTGAAATTAGATTCGGAAAAGTACATAGTGTTTGCTGGATTGCTTGAACCCGTAAGCTCTTTATTTAATTTTTTATTCATTCTTACGAAAGATACAGACAATTTACCGTTAAACATTTGTTTTCTAGTTAATTTATAAACATATCCTTGTTGTACACCATATGTCAAAGGCTTATCAATTACAAGGTATGTCTGTCCCTCTTGAGCTTCTTCAATAGTCAGATCAATTGATACAGGTTTGACAACTTTTTTGATAACTTGTTTTTTGACTGGAATTAGTTTTGATTGTTCATTGATTTTGTTTTCTAAACCGTCGATGAATTTCACAAGTTTAGCTTGTGATTCTTCTTTATTATTCCAATCAAAGAAAGAAAAAGCGCGGTTACCTTTAGCAATGATTTCCCCATCTTTTTCGATATGCCAATTTGTTCGGCTTGGGTTGGCATGTTTAAAGACTGGATATTGAGAGACAACAACAGTTTCCATTTCTTCTTTCTGTCTCATTTTTTCAATGATTTTTCTGGACGTTTCTTTTTCATTTTCACTTGCTGCACTATCGTTAATTGTTGCTTGAAGTTTTGCAATTTTAGCATGATCAATAGTGTAACCTTTTTTTGTTACCTTTTTGCCTGACATACTTAGATCGTGTTTATAAATATCAATCAGAATTATGTAGCCGTCTTTTTCTGCAATACCATCCCATGATGCAGGATCAAAATAGTCAGTCATTGGATCACTGTTGTCCGGTTTATATCCGAATACATTCCAACCCCTTTTTTTAAGTTCACACATGATTTCAACTTTTGCCGTTCTTTTATCATAATAAGATAATGCCATTATAAATATCTCCTTTTAATTTGTTCATTCGACCTACCATTATATTATCATGACTATTTTAGATAGTCAATAATTATTTATGTATTATTTTTAATTTATTTATGTATTAGTCTGTGAAGGGTTTGGGATGGTGCAGACCAAAACATTTAAGGCAGCGAAGCTGTTTTAAATGTTTGTCAGCATCCCAAGGCTTTCATTTGTTTATTCTTTTAATTTATATATTTAAATTATTTTCGTCTTCTTTAAAGAGATGGATATAAAAAACCATTGATATGACTGAACTTTTTTAAATGGTTAAGAGGTTTTTCCTCTTTAGCTATCCATTTAACCAGTTTATGAGTAGCTTCCTCATTCTTGAAGATGGTATGAATAATGTTATATCCTCACCGTTTCTAATTGCTGATCTCCATATCCATTGAAGTAATTCAGATAATGCAAAAGCATCCTGATCAATTGATACGTTATACTTCTCTTTAAAATAATTGTATAGAACAGTGTTAACATATCTATTTATTGTATACGCTAAGTGTTTTTTATGTATAAATTCATTTGTAGCTCTTGCATTACATGAAACAAAACCTTTAGTATAACCGTTACCCTTAATCTTGCTTTTATGTTCTGCGTATGTTGTCCACATTGCTTCATTACTTGTTGACTTGACTATATTATTAAAATAATTAAATACATTATTCTTCACTTTTTTGAGTGTATAAGATGATTTATTTTTATACCAACTGGATGACAATGAAAAGTCTAATTGTCCAATCGCATTTAAGTTTCCTTCATAAATATTAATCTTATCCCTTATTTTTTCCTTGAGCTTCTTCTCATATTCATTATTATAATCAGTAAATGTATGCTGTTCGTTTCTAAATTCAGTGATGCATTTTTGATATTTGATATTGTTTACATCGTAATAATACCTTTGTATTTGTGCGTCAAACATGTATGTAAGTATGTACACCTCGTTAAATAAAGCGAATACATCTGAAGGGAAATTCCATATCAATATATTATCTTTAAAGTAAATTAGATTATTATTTAAAGCCATGTCACGTATATCATCGTATCGTGTCTCATAGTCCTTTTTCTCTTCATTCCATTTAACAAATCCGTCCTCAACATAAATTAATTCAGAATCAAACAATGTGGTTAAATCATGTTTCTTTACTTGTAATTGCTCCACAACTTCCATGACCTCATCTAATATTAAAGTATAGTTCCCTGAAAGAATAAGCTCCTTTGTTTCGTCATTTGCATTTTTGAAAAGGTTATGAGTGGCAACAATGTTTTTATTCTGCGATAAGAGTTCATGAAATGACTCAAACTTATATTGTGTTTTGTCTCCTTTCTTCTTCACCTTTGGTTCATACATTTGTCTATTGTTTACGCTTTTTTTGATACGTTCAACTTCATTTAAGTATGGTGTTATGAATATAAAGTTTTCATCTTTACTTGCGTTATTCATTAGATTGATTGCGACCGATGTTTTTCCACTACCCATAATCGAATCCACAACTTTAATACTTTTCATTCTAATCCTCCTTTTAATTATTGTTTTTTAACCATTGTGACAATAATTTCTCCATTCTAAGCGAAGGAACAAATATGGTTATTGGGTTCTTAATATCACCACAATTTACAATCCATTTCAGCATTAATGATAAAGCATATGTATCCTCATCTAAGTTCGATAGTTCTTTATATTTCCTAGTCAAAAATGAATTAGGAAAACAGTTTGCGGCAAAACATAAATGGGTTTTCTTATCCTTTTCTGATAGCTGCCCATTAAGTGGAACAAATCTTTTTTTATTCCCCTTAAATTCTAATTGTCTAGCAAACTGTGTGAATGTTGTCCAGCAACGCTCTTTACTTTTTGAATTAGTCTGATGGTAAAAATAATTATTCATATTCCATTTTAATTGCCGAACATCATTAGCATTTTTGGTGAACCATGTTTTGCTGTAATCATATTTACTGTTTCCGCTTTGAAGAAGCTTTCCTTTTTTCTCATGAATTTTTAGGTTATTTCTTAAAAGTTGTTTAGCTTCATTGGGAATGTTATTGCAATAGAACACATCTTCCATAAAATTAGATGGTGCTGAAATGCTGTGAATTGTAGTCGAAGTTAGAACATTATAAAGGGTTGATACATCTTCCCCATCTATCCACATTTGTTCGATTTTTAATAAGTCTTTCTTGTCCTCAACATATTCCAACACTTCAAAAGTGAAATCATTCAAATTGTATTTTTTCCAATCTTTTTGTAACAGGTGTGAATGATGCAACCCATAGTGCAGATCAGTCACATGCTGTTCCCATCTTTTGAATACATTTGAACTACTGCCTATATACTTCTTCCCGTTTTGTTTATTTGTTATTTGGTAAACGCCTTTCATTCACTATCTCCTTTTAATTATTATATGTATTGATGAGCGATTACCATCACTCATCTTTTTTGATTACGCTTGATTCCAAAGTAAACAAACCATGAAACCGCAATTAGAACAAGCGTAACAATAAACACCGTATAAATAATGATCTGTGTTGTGCTGCTGAAGTATTGTTTGTTGAACAAGAATAGAACAAAGCAAACAATAAACAATAAATATGTTAGCCACAATGGATTACGCTTCATGTTTTATCATGTGCTTGATTGTGTTATACTGTAGGTGAAGCTAAGGGAGAAGTCTCCCCTAGCCTTGCTGTATTATTGGCGTGTACGTCTGCGATGCCTTGCCCGGATTCGCTTATGTATACGCCTTTTCTTTTGCTGTTTTTGGCGTTCCTTTCTTATCGCTGTCAGCTTCTCCATAATCGTTAGAATATTGAGTGTTAACGTTGATAAAGAAATGACGGTAGCCAATACAACACCTACCTTATCAAGCACATTTTCCCCTCCTTTCTATATATTAATTTTATCACGACTCCTTTAAATAGTCAATAATTATTTTTAATTTGTTTATAATTTTTAGGATGATAGATAAAGAGTGTTTACGTTCGATATAACAAGGATTAAAGTTGATGAGTGTATTTGGGTTAGGATTTGATTGTAACGTCTGTATGAGGCTGTAAAGGTGGTTAGAATAGAAATAAAAAAGACCCAGTTATAAAACTGAGTCGTGTTTCATTTCTATTTTTAATTTGTTTTTGTCATTTTATGAATCCCTTTCTTGTTTCGTTCCTTTACTAGACCTTTCAGTCTTCGTGTTGCTTTGATTTCCTGGCATTCACCTTTTGCAACTGACAGCCTATACTTTGCCCATTGTTTAGTTGAATCATCTAAGCCCCAACAGAAACGCAAAAGAGTCATAACGTTTAGATCGTTATTATATTCAGCATGGGCAAACTCTTTAAACCATTTACCGGATTGGATAAGTCTTAACGAACGCTTGCGAGATTTTTCGCGAATGATTAATGATTCAAAATTATCCTCCTTCCTCTAAACATATTATATATTCAATGAGTATGAAATAAAAGAGAAAAATTTAAAGGGCCATATCCCTTTTTTAAAAGATCCTATACATTGCTTTCTCATCATCGTTTTCAATGTGATTTTTCCACCTGGAAAGGAATTTATCTACTTTGTTGATGTGTTTTGAAGGCACATTCGTATGTCCCTCAATCGCAAGGTCGCGCTCAGATAAAACCTTAAACATTACACTAGAAATCGTTTTGCTTTCAAGGTTATCAAGTTCGGGCGCGAATTCATCTAAATGCAGCCCCCACGCTTCATTTAAACATTTCTCGAATTTTTCATTTTGACCCATAAATTTGATCGCTTTTGCCATTTTTCATTTCCCCTTTCGGTTATATATGTATCGATTAACTATATTTAAATTGTATCACGACTATTAAAGATAGTCAATATATATCATGTAATTATTTTTAATTTGTTTATGTTTGGATTCTCAACACACATAAAATACCAATCTATTGACACATTGAATTAAGAGAGTTGCTAGGCTATGATTTCATCAGATGGAATTATTTATGTAAAGTTCCATCAAAAAGGAGGAGAGTTAAGAGATGAAAAAAGTATTAAAACTATGTGTGTTGTTCGGTGTGAGTATGGCGATCTTATTAGGGTTCTCACCTCAGAATGCTTCTGCGGCTTGGTCAGATTGGCAAAGCTTTAATGGATTTAAACAAGGATGTCAAGTTCGCGTGTATACTGATGCATTGAACTACTCATCTAGAGCTAAGACAGTTGATGTGAAAGCCGAACAGAACGGTAAATGCGGGACTATTTATTATGAAATGTTTTTGTCTTGGAAAGGAGATTGGTCAATAGGAATGGGTGAAAATCTGCCAACAGGTTCGTTTACTTCCGTTACTCCTTTGAAATCTATAACTATCATACATCCGGAAGAAAAAACAGATGCTATTGTATATGTAGGCTTGAAAAAATCATCAAACGGAGAGAATTTATATGAAGCTAGGTCGAAATGGTTAACTATAGAATAAATAACAAAGGGGATCAGTCTTGTGGCTGGTCTCTTTTTTAATGTGAGGATTATGATACATGTGTGTTGGTGTAATGATGAGAGGATTAATTAATATAGTACAAATGTGTTAAAAAGAAAATAAGTCTTCGGCTCGCGGCTTGCTGTTATTCTCACGATTATAAATAAAAAAGAAATGTTTCAGGGTTATTGTGAACATTAATAAAATTTTTTTGAAAAATATTCACACAAACTATTGACTTTTCATTAATATGTGATCTCAGTTAATTCCTGAATAACGGTTCAATAAATCCAGTTATAACAGTCCTTATAACCGTAAGTGGATTCCATATATTAGGTTATAGAGGGGTTATATTAACATCCAAATTGCGTCAAATAGGGTTATATTCGCCCCTAGCACTTCCATTTCCACACCAGGATCATTTTTTCGATTTCAGCCAAAATTCAATCGTAATTGCTATCGTAAAATTCATTAATATCAACACATTTCATCGTATCCCCTCCCCCTAAAACACTCTAAATCCTATGTCAAATCATTCCCAATCCCTTCTCCCCCAAATGTTTTACGATTAACTTCCCTCATATCTCCTAAAAAAACTTAGAAAACTATTGTCACCGTTGCCTTTCCTCAAATTTTCTTATCTCATCACGATGGCATCTTTGACCATAATAAACAAAAAAAGAGATGATCATTGCTGATCACCTAAATAAAATTCAGATTATTGACAAGTTCTGTTTTAAAAAATCGCACATTCCTTCAGTGTTATTTTCTCTCTAATAAAACTTTTCTGCGTTTTTTTCGAATAAAGAAAAAAACAATAACTAAAGTTGTCAATAAAAATAACATCCCTCCAGTTTCAATATTTTTAAGCAGTTTTATTTTATTAGACTGATCTAAAGCTTTACTAATACTTAACACCCCATTGCCATATTCTAATTTGCTTCCTATAGGTATAGCTGTTTTTGAGAGTATGTTTTTAATCTCATCATTTGATAGACTTTCATTCTGTTCCATAATAAGAGCAACGACGCCTGCCACATATGCTGCGGCTATTGAAGTACCACTTCTTTTTATGTATTTCCCATCTAGAGAGTTACTTAATATATCTTCTCCTGGCGCCAAAATATCAATGCCATTTCCTCGACTAGTTCTAAACCATCTTTTCTTATTTTTCCCTAGAGCCCCAACACCTATAACTTCATCATATTTAGCTGGGTATGTAACTGTATCATTTATAGAAAAACCATTATTCCCTACAGATGATATTACTATGATTCCTTTATCATGCGCTTCTTTTATAGCTTTATGTAAGCTTTCAGATTCCTTCTCACCTCCCAAACTCATAGAAATGATATCGATATTATTGTCAATTGCCCATTCAATACCTTTAATCAAATCATCATAACTTCCTGAAAGTCTCTTGTCTAAAACCTTTACCGCATATATATCTGCCTTCGGGGCAATTGAATTAATAACTCCTGCTAAATGTGTCCCATGCCCGTTTAAATCCTCATAATTATTCGTTTCTTTAAATGATATTCCACCTTTCATAGTTATTTCTTTGTTCTTTTTTTTACTAAAGCCTGAGTCAAGCAAGGCAATTGATATTCCATCTCCGTTAACATTATATTTTTCTCTATTTCCTATCACTTCTTTATATTGATTTTTTAAATACACTTCGTTAGATAATCCATATGTCTCGCGAAACGGGCAAACCAAAAAAATAACAGTTAAAATCAATGATAAAATTAATTCTTTTTTCATCTATTTCTCCTTTTATTATGAAATTAAGAATAAAAGTTCCTTTACACTATTGAATAATAAACCAATGATGGTATAATAATCTAGTATTTTTTATTTTAGGAGGAGAAGGATGCTTAAAAGTTCAAAAAAACTTATTTTTTCTTTAACTGCTTTTGTAATGTTCTTTAGTGTTATTGGAACATCAGTAGCAGAAGCAATTCAGAGTACACCAGAAAAAGTCATAACTCAACCAGAAAATCAGACAAACCTATCTAACAAAGAGTTGCTGGATCTTGACATTGATGACTTAATTAAAGATAAAAAGTTAGTGTCTTACATTGAAGATGAAAACCCTAGTCCAACTACAACAGAAGTAAATAAAGCTGAAAAGAAAATAGAAGAAAATTTAACTGAATCAGATATTCTGATTGATGATGAAACTTTAGCCTACATAGACACTATTAATCCAGATATAGACCTAGATAGTCTTGATCAAATGGATAAAGATATAGATGAAGAACAATTTACAGAGGTTAAGGGGCAATTTGCAGGATTAGCAGTAAGGCTTTTGCTTGCTCAAACTAAATCTTTATTAAAAAAGTTTGGATTTAAAGCCGTTAAAGTTTCATTTCATTTGGTAGTACGTATGGTTCAACGAAATATATCTCCAGGTGATGTACTTGACGCTCTTAGAAAAGGAAAAAAATACTATGATCCAAAGTATAAATCAACAGTTTATTATTATAAAGGTGTTGCAGTGGCAAAAAAAGGTGGTACTTTAACGACTACTTACCGTTCAAAAACACCGAAAAAACGATGGAAATAAGAAGGAGGTTCTAAATGAGATCACTAATAACATTTGACATGGAAGCCGAGTTAGGATATATATATGTTTTACCCCCTTCCAGGAAATCTAAAATTGAATCTACAGATGAATTAGAAGTCAATGAGGATATCATGCTTGATATTGACAGTGAGGATAGAATTGTCGGGATGGAGTTATTTGGAGATACAGCACATGCTTTAGCCAATTTTGCAGGTGCTAAAAAAATATATTCCAAATCTTTAAATAAAGATAACAATAGTCTAATTTATAGTTTTAGACTATCTGATAAAGAAATAAATAAAACTTATAACGCTTTTGGGATTTCCTTTTGTTTTAATGATGATAAATTTCAAGAATTTGTTGGCTTTGATATTATTGATATATCAAAATACGATGAAAAATTATTAGACAAAATGACAAAAAAATAACGAGTTTTTATAGAGGGACTGATACAGAAGCCATATTTATGAATCAGTCCCTTAACTTTAATTCACCTCCTGGGTACAAACATTTTTCATCCTCCCCCTTCCCCAATAAAAAAACACATAAATCCTTTGTCGTTGTAGTCTTTTCATCTATTCTCTCTCCTCATTACGATAGCATCATAATTCATTACAAATAATTCAACGATAATCAACCAAGTTCACTATCCAATCCTTGGATAAAAAGTTACAATACCCTTATTAGTTACTAAATGAAAATAAGGAGGTTGTTGTATGGAAGGTAAGGTTCTAACCAAAAAAGAATTAGAGAATACAGAAAAAAGGGTTATTGTAGCTCTCCCCCATCACTTCCATATGCTATAAGATTAATGTCTGTCCTAAATTGTGAGCTATCCGATTTATTTGAAATTATTGAGCTGGATGAATAATTCAGCTCAATAATTATAGACATAAGCAAATTAAAAGTATATAATGTATATAGAAAGGTAAGCAGGGAGTGATTTGATATATAATTGGGATCAGTTGATTAGTGTTAAACGCCCTAAAGAATATTCAATAGGAGTGTGATTCAGTGAAAAATAAATCGAAAATTTTGGAGGAGAAGCATGTTACTACATAATACAGAAGGATATACATTAACAAAAGACATTCAAATCAAAGAAAACGGTCATACATACATTAAACGAGAAGTATTAAACCGTGCTCTCAACATAGGTGAAGCAGCCTTTGTTGGTAATAGCAGGAACAAGATTAAGAGATTAAGTGAAAAAGAATATATGTTTATTAGAAAAGAACCTGTTACCAGTGAAAACACTGTTGTTTCAAAAAGGTTATTAAACAAATTAAAAGGATTGATCGAAGATGAATTTGGAGATGATATTTGTCTTTCTTCAGAAGAGAAAGTGAAACACGTTAAATTGATCATCAAGAGGAATCCTTGGATTGAAGATATGTCATTTATTTCTTGTCCATCCGATATGAGTAATGAAGATCTTCACTATTTGCTTGATCAGATTGCATCATACATAACTGAAATTGAATTATTTAAAACAAATTAAAAATACATAGTGTAAAAGGAGGGGTGCCTATTGGACAATCAACAATTTTATACATATAAATTTAATTCTTCCCGCCTAAAAGAATTTGGATACAACATTACTCTTTCTTTTCAAGAAGCACAGGAATACAACGAGGTAATTGCCTTATTTGATAATCAAATTTTAAGATCAATAAGAGACATTAAGAACGAAATCATCGATTATGCTTACCTTGAGACTCTTAACAAAGAGAAAGAGCATTTACAAAAACAAAAGCATTCTCAAGAAATCTCTAAAAGATTAAAAGAAATTCAATCAGAAATCAATGAGATGCTTTTCGTACCAGAATACATAACGATCAAAATGGATCACAACAGCCATTATAGAGACTTACATAAAAATGGATTGATCTTAAATAACAAACGGTTTGTCCGCTTCTCTTCTTCTGCAGGTCAAGCAAGAGTGTCCACTGTCGTATTTATCGAAGAAGAGACCTCCAAAAGACTTAATGAAATCCTGGATAACGGAAGAGATTTAAATAAAGCTCTAGTCCCTTCTAAGTTTAATGCTTATAAGGGATTGGCTGGCAGCGCCACTCAAGTAGTTAGCGCTCCCCGGTTTTGTTTAGTCCCTGATTATTATAGCGACACTAAAGTAAAAGTAAACTTTGTGACAGAAACAGATTATGAAGATGATGACATTATCGAAGTTAAAGATATTGTTGAATCATTTAACCGTTTTGATGGCCAAGGCTTGATTAGCTATGAGATGGCGAAAAAATGGGCAGATGAATTAGGCTTAGATTATGTACCTGCACAATGGTGTATCAGACAGAACTTCATCAAAGGAATGCTTAACACCTTCCCCATTCATGAGTTTTGTGAAAAAGTCAATAACGGCAATTACAGAATAAGAACTTCATATAAGGACGGGAATGGGAAACCAAAAATTGTTGACTTAAGAGACATCGATGTAATCCTTACCGAAAGCCAATTTAAACTTTGGGACAGCTTCCCTTCTATTGAAGTTTACGAACATAATTGCGAAAAGAACAATTTGAAATGGGGAGTATCACTGCATAGTCCTAAAAAAGATAAAGACATTTTGAAAATGAACTATCAATTTTTGCAGACACTGAACCTTAACAACGAGGACATTGAAATGATATGTGAGAAGTTTGTAAATTGGATTACTGGTGTTAATTCAGGGAACATATATTACACCATTCTGTTCTTGCTTGGAACTGACGTTACAGACGAAAAAATCATGAATTACTTAGAGAAATCTGAAAATCATTGGGTTAAGTCCTTAATCGTGAACCCCAATTTAATCAATGACAAATACATAAAAAAGAAAATATATGACCTTATGAAAAAGAAAATCCAACGTGGCTGCTTAGGGGATATTATCTTAGACGGGAACTTTCAAACACTTGTCAGCGACCCCTATGCAATGATGCAGCACGTTTGTGGCTTAGAGGTAACAGGGCTTTTAGGTAAGCGTGAATACTACTCAAATTATTGGAATCAAAAAGGGGTCAAATATGTTGACAGTATGCGCGCTCCCCTCACCTATCGCAGCGAACATTTGATTTTGAATCTTAAGCGAAATGAGGATTTGGATTATTGGTACAGATACAATTACACAGGCATCATTGTGAATGTGCATGGATCTGAAACAATGAATTGGGCTGGTAGTGATTTTGACTATGACATTATTGCAACCACGTCCAATGAAACAGTATTAAGAGGGGTTTATAAAGATGAGCTGCCAGTTGCATACACCCCTCCCACTTCGACTAAAAAGGTTTTAACAGAGGAAGATTTGTTTAATGCAGACCTGTTTTCGTTTGGGTCAATCATTGGCTCGATAACAAATAAAAGCACGAGTGGATATGCCCTTCTTTCGCAATTAGACGTTGATTCTGATGAATATTTGACTACATTGAACCGTGTAAAGATGTGTACGAAATTGCAAAGTGCTCAAATTGACAAAGCAAAAATTGGGAGAGAAGTTAAAGGGATTCCTTCCCGTTGGATCAATTATCAAAAGATCAAAAAAGATGATCCGGAGAAAATAAAACTGGAAAAGGAATTTCACAATAAAATCTTATTGGATAAGCATCCCTACTTCTTTATTTATTTGTATAAAGGCACAAAGAATAAGTATAAAAAACATGTCAAAACCTACGATATCACTTGCAAGCAGAAGTTTGGAATTAGCCTTGAGGAGCTAAGGAAAGTAAAACGAAAGACAAAGGAGCAACATGAATTCCTTAAGCTATTTGAAAGGTTTAACCCTGTGATTGAGAGCGACTGTGTAATGAATAGGCTATGTAAATACATTGAATCTGTTGATTTCGGTATAAGAAGCATTGTAAACAAGGATGTTGACTATGAGATTTACAAGCTTTACATGGACGACACTATTGATTTTGATGAATCGCGTTACAAAAAAATAATGAAAGCATACCAAAAACATAAGAAGAGCATTAATCAATCCTTTTCATTTGGAACAAGTAATGAATCTGATAAGAATCTCTATGATGCTGAGCTCTGTAACAATTTCTCAAACTCCCTAGAATTATTCAAGCAAAAAATCAATGATATCTGCTCCAATGTTTATGAAGCAGTTAATTACCTTATTCGCTTATTCTATGTTGATGAGAAGAGCTCCAATAAAGAGATTCTATGGCATTTATACGGCCAATACATATTTGAAAACGTAAAAAGAAAGCAAGACAGTTTCCACATCCCTGTTTTGGATCAAGACGGAGATATTAATTACCTTAATAAACACTATTCATTAAGAAAGGTGTGTCTATGATAGACAAATTTAAGTTTAAAGAGAAAGAATATGCAGAAGCAATTATTGAAAATGGATTTATTTCAAAAAACCTGAATTATGAATTGAAGCTATTGGCCAAGTATTATAAAGAATTAGGATATAAACCTAAAAAACGAGAAGAACTCCTTTATGATTTCTGTGAAAAAAACATAGAGAATTTTAGCCGGGTGCTATATTACAAAAAAATTAATACAGTACTCAATCATGCAAGAAAAAAAGAAAATATTTTAATCAATATAGATGAAATTGATATAACCGAGAATGAACTTCGATTTATTGATTCTTTAGATATCAACCATCAACAAAAAAAGCTCTGCTTTACCCTTCTCGTCTTAGCAAAATTATATTCGACAGTTCATCACATCAAATACGGGGAGCATACAACAGAACACTATTTTGGCGGAAACAACAAAAGATACAAAGAACTTATAGATGCTTCTCATACTTCGCTAACTGCCAACAAGCTGCATCAAAACATTGGAGAGTTGGCCACGAAAGACATTGTTGAGATTCGAAATAAAGGATTCATTAAATTAAGTTTTATCTATGGTATTGAACCTGGCGGAGAAACGGCTATCAAAATAAGATCGTTTGACAGTATCGGCCTTTATTATGATCTGCACACTGATCAAAAGAAAGTTAAACCATGTGTCAATTGTCAAACCCCATTTAGATTTAAAAGTAACAAATCTAAATACTGCCCTTTTTGTGCATCCGTTATAGCAAAAGAAAAAACAAGGGCAAGAGTAAGAAAATATCGAAATGTAACGCTTTAGAAAAACGCTAAAACCCTTGATATATAAGCGTTTTTGAACCATACATAAATTTTTATTATATGGAAGGATACATAAAATTAAACTTACATTTAGGAGGAAATAAGAATGAATAAAAAAGAACTAATTGGTGCAGTTGCAGAGGCTACAGGACTAACAAAGAAAGATGTGGAATTGGTTGTTGACTCAACATTTGATGTAATCACATCTGCTCTAAAAGATGGTGAAAAAGTTAAAGTGCACGGTTTTGGCAGTTTCGAAGTGCGAGAGCGTGCTGCACGCAAGGGGCGTAACCCTCAATCAGGGGAAGAAATTGAAATCCCAGCAACAAAAGCACCAGCATTTAAAGCTGCTAAAGCTCTTAAAGATGCTATCAAACAATAATTAAAAGGAGTTTGTTCATTTGCGATTTAGTTATGATGAATTGGAAAAGGTGATATGGAAAATTGCACAGAAGCGCAACATCGCGATCACCAAGGAACAAATTGAACTTTTCTTCGATTCCGAGGAAGAGTATATGAGGAGTATTGGGTTAATCCTTTCAGAATAATTACTCCTCTTTCCTCCACTTCAATTTGAAGTGGGTCGGATAATAGTCATTTGCGAGGGATCGAGGTTAGCTTGGTCGCCTGTATCTCTAGGAGACAGGCAAGTGGCTATTATCGGACGAAAACTGTCAATAAGACCTTTGCTACTAACTACTTTGTAGGGTGAACCCATCACAGTCTTATTATGGGCGACAGTTTTGTCTATAAATTAATTGCGGTGTACAGCTTCGGCTTACACTTTAGGTGAGGCGGATGCGTCTTCCTCCCCTAAAATACTGCCCTTCGACCATTCGAATGAGGCCACAAAATTTTTCCGGGTTAGCGATTTTTCTATAATCGTAAAATAAGTGAATAGGCTTGAGCGATTGATCACCGCTCCCATTTCACAGAAAAGGATTATTTTCGGTCTTGCCTTTTCAATACATATGCGGTGGCGGAATAAGGTAGACGCTAGGTGCAAATGAATCTCTTTGAGGAAAAGCCATCCATAACACGCTAAGTGAATCCATGGAGCATAAAGGGATGGCAGTATCCATGGACACATGCAAGGTGCAAATCCTTGCCCGCATACACAAAACCACGCTGCCCAGCCTTGAGGCGGCGGGTGTTAATATCCGATAGCGACGTCGGGTTCATTAATCATTGTCGCATGGCAGCCGCAGAGGCTATACCGCATGGGACGGGACGAGATGAATATCCCAACGCAATCAGAACGAGGCTGCTGAGAGTTGTCGGCAGTCTTTTTGTTTTTGCGTTAAATACGGTAAAAGGAGATGCTGCATGAAAAAAAGTTTAACATATGAGGAAGTTCGCGACTGGGTTATGTCCAATCCTTTTGGCGATCGAACGATGTCCCCTATCGCAATTAAGTATCGATATATGATTTCGTATATGGACGCTGCAAAATTCCTAGAACGACTTGAACAAGATGGCATTGTTAGTCAATGGGATGAAGTCGTGGGAAGTCCACGTACCATTTTAAAAACAAGTCAATCCAGCGGTAATGTGTAATAGTTGGCAATTTATCAAAATTATATTAAGATCAGTCTATAAACCCATAAAGGAGTCGATAGTAAATGACGAAAATCGCACTATTCGAGGCTCTTCCTTTAAGGAATACTATTTCTAAACGTATTCAGGAACTCTTGCAAGAACGTGACAGTGTTGCATATGTTGAGTATGATAAAGGTGAAGAATACATCAAACCTACAAAAAGTGTAGATCAAATCACATCTGAGCTGGAAGAGGCTAGAAAAGATTATCGAGATCTGGTAGTATTAATGTCCGAAGCCAACCTTAATGCTAAAGTTGTATGGGATGAAAAAGAATTGTCTATTACTGAAGCTCTTGAGTTAGCTCAGCAACTTAGAGGTGAAGCTAATAGACTTAAAAGCTACGGCCGTTCTAAAGAAACTGAACGATTATCATCTTACTCTGATGTTATTAGCTATCGTAAAGCAATGTTTGATCCTGAAAAAATGCAATCTAAAGGATTAAAACTTGAAAGAATGGCGAATCGCTTATCAAATGCAATTGAAAAAGCAAATCATAACTATGAAATTGAGTTTGAGGCTGCTGATAAGTATCTATAAATGCTGGGGTTTTACCTTAGCTATGAGGGTGAAACTGATTTTCACCTTGATAGCTGATGTAAAATCATCAGCACGGAGCATCAGAGAAGTAGAGAGCCGCCTTGGTTTGGAGCGTATCCGAACTGTAAGATAAAATTACAACATTTATTTGTAGGGTGGAAAACGGATAACGTTTAACAGCTTACGGTTCACGTGCTTTACGATTAAACGGACGTTAGATATTTAGTGTGGTCATATTTTGATGAAAAACTTTAACTCTGTTCTCTGTTGCTTCATTATTTAGCTCATCTACCATGCGTAGAAGGAGTTTCTGAAGGCGCTGCTAAAGCGTCTTTTGCTATTTCGGCTTACTTAAATTTTGCCGACTATAAAGGTTTTTGGCTAACCCGTAAGCAGCCATATTCCCTGTCGATCCGAAGGCTTGCGTTCCTCACGTGAGCTACTTACGTAGGTGAGATGGGGTTTTTATTTTTTGTAAATTCCTTCGGGTGTTTTCCCTCAACACCTATCCGATTTATTCATTTCTTATTATTCCCCTTCATCCCCTCTTTTCGGATTGGCCGATGTTATCGGATCATCGGACTTCCGAAGGAATTTATTTCAGTTATATATCAATTAAAAGGATAATAAGGAGGAAATTTTATATGGCAAGCAAAAAAGTTCATCAAGTTAATTTGAAAGGTTTTTTTGATATGGATGTAATGGAAATTACCGAACAAACCAAAGAAGCTGAGTATACTTACGATTTTAAAGAAATTCTTTCTGAGTTTAGTGGGAAAAACGTGTCAATCACAATTAAGGAAGAAAATGAACTTCCTGTTAAAGAAGATGAGTAGGATGGTGATTGAATGACAGCAGTTTTGAATCCCGCTCTTCAACGTGATAAAGATGAATCGTTTACTGATTACCACATTAGATTATTTAAAAATAAAGATACATACAATATTGATACAAAAACTATTGCAGAGCTGCTTAATAAGGAACATGGCTCTCATTATGATGAGAGTAAGTGGCGTAAAGATTATAAGCAATACGAGCGCTGGTATACTTATATAATGTCTAAAAACATTGACAAAGAAATTCAAGATAAATACGAAGAACTCTATATTGAATCTGAAAAAGCGAAAGTCAGGAAACGTGATCAAAATAGAGAATTTGCTAAAAAAATTCGTAACCAGGCTCGTTTTGAAAAGATTAAAGATGATGTAGTTGAAGCTATTTTAAACTTAGAATCAAAGCGACCACTCAATTTCACTTCCCCATCGCCTGTCGCAACTGAAAAGCATGGACTTGCTCTTTTTAGTGACTGGCATTTTGGAATGGAGATTGATAACCGAATTAACAAATTTAACAAAGAAATTTTCAATGAACGAGTGGAGCATTTAACAAGTAAAGTTATTGAATATGGAAGGTTGAATCACATTTCTACGCTGCATGTTGCAAACCTCGGTGATTTAATCAGTGGGCTCATTCATGTTTCAACGAGAGTGCAAGCAAATGAAGATGCTGTTGAACAAATTAAATATGTGTCAGAAACTCTTTCTGAAGTCTTGGCTAAACTTGCTTCTGAATTTCAAAACATTAAATTTTATAACGTTGCAGGAAATCATGGCCGCCTCTCCCCTTCTAAAAATGATGTTGGAATCAAGGAGAATTTTGAATACCTTATCAATTGGTATTTAGAAGCCAGATTAAGAGACATTGACAACATCTTTATTGAACCTGAGCAAGATGGTTTTATTCCAGCAAAAATCAATAATAGTGAAGTCGTTTTTGTTCACGGACACTATGATCGAGTTGATCAGTGTGTTACGCGCTTACCTCAATTATTAGGTTATATTCCTTCATACATATTCGGTGGGCATATTCACCACAATTATGAAAAAGAATACGGCAGCACGACCGTCGTAGTAAATGGCGCTTTAGTTGGTGCTGACGATTACGCAATGCAAGGTCGTTTTGGTACAAAGCCTTCTCAGAAATTCATGGTTTTTGATGATGAAGGCATTGAAGCTACATACATAATTCGTTTTACATGAGAAAAACTTTAGGAGGAATTCAAATGAAACTAAGAAGGTTTTTAATTGAAAAGTTGGCTGGAAATCGACCCGTAGCCCTAAATTTAAAAGTAAATGGAAAATTGGAGGTAGATAAAACAAAAGACGGTTTGTTTAAAAACATTCATTGTATCTGAATAAATCTTTAATTTTATTTAAAAACACCTTTTTAGAACGCCCAGTGTGATTGAGGTTTCTCCCATCCTCCCTATTGCTGGGCGTTTTATAAAACGTGTTTAACTTAAGTATTGGAGGTGAATTAATGGCTACACAAAAAATTATGTGCTCTTGTTGTGGGAAAGTTCAAGCACCCACTCAGTTTTACAAATCTGAATCATTATTTAATGCTGCCACTGGGAAGCTCACAGTTTGCAAAACATGTCTTCAAACTGAATACAAAAAAGATCCTGAAAACTTAAAACATGTACAAAGTATTTTACGCATGATTGATCGTCCTTTTATTTATGATATTTGGACAGCTTCAATTGACGAAGCAAAAACAAAATCTAAAAATGGCGATGCCAATGTTTTTGGTGTTTACATGAAAAACATTGGGATGAAAGATTTCATCGCTAAAAACTGGTCAGACAGTGAATATGATTTTGAAGATGATCAAGAACATACTACAAAAATGCTGCTCGCTAAAAGTAATGAAGATGTAACTCCAGAAGATATTGAGGAGTTTATTCAATTTTGGGGACGCGGTTTATCGGTTGAGGACTATTTGTGGCTTCAAAATGAGTACATTGATTTTACAAATCGGTATGAGTGCGATTCTAAAGGAATGGAACTGCTTATAAATCAAATCTGTCTTACAATGTTGGATATTCGTAAGCGCCGTGAAAATGGAGAGAAAGTCGATCAGCAACAAAAAACACTCCAAGACTTATTGGGTTCAAGTAATTTGAAGCCGGTTCAAGAATCAGGGGCTAGTGGCGTTGAGCAAGAGACCTTCGGAACATTGATAAAGAAATATGAAAACGAAAGGCCAATTCCAGAACCTGAGCCACGCTGGAAAGATCCTGATAAGATCGGTAAGTACATAAAAGTATTTTTCTTAGGTCACTTATCAAGGATGCTTGGTATCAAGAATGAGTATTCAGATGAATATTGGAGCGAAATGCAAAAGCACACTGTTGAAGAGCCTGTAGATGATGAAGAAGACGAGGTAACAGAAAATGGCCTCATACAGTAACTTCACAACAGACCGTAAAAAACATAGTAAAGGTATTAACCTCTTCAATAAAGGCAGGAACTTCAACAAGAAATCTAAATCAGAAAGACTAATGGATGGTATTGGTGCTTGGGCTTCTTTTTATCGAGCAAATCCCCATCGTTTTGTAAAAGAATACTTAGGGATAACCCTTAAACTATTTCAATGTATTTTGATTTACATGATGGTACATAACCATTATTTTATGTATTTAGCTAGTCGTGGACAGGGTAAAACTTGGTTAACGTCGGTGTACTGCTGTGTTCAAGCCATACTATTTCCTGGCACAAAGATAGTCATTGCTTCAGGAACTAAAGGACAAGCAAGAGAAGTTATTGAAAAGATTGATGATTTGCGAAAAGAGTCTCCGAATTTAAGACGAGAAATTGAGGACTTAAAAACTTCAACTAATGACGCAAGGGTTGAATTTCATAATGGTAGTTGGATTAAAATTGTTGCATCAAACGACGGAGCTCGCTCAAAACGTGCAAACCTTTTGATTGTGGACGAGTTCAGAATGGTCGATATCGAGATCATCAGTAAAGTATTAAGAAAGTTCCTTACCGCTCCAAGATCTCCAAAATATCTTGAAAAAGAAGAATATGCTCATCTAAAAGAACGAAACAAAGAAATTTACTTATCATCCTGCTGGTATAAGGTTCACTGGTCATATAATAGATTTGTCACCTATTTTAATGCAATGATGAAAGGATCAAAATATTTTGTATGTGGCCTTCCTTATCAAATTGCCATTAAAGAAGGATTGCTTGATAAGGATCAAGTAAAAGACGAAATGTCAGAAGAAGACTTTGACCCAATTGGCTGGTCAATGGAAATGGAAGCATTGTGGTTTGGAGAATCAGAAAAGGCTTATTTTAAATTTGAAGATCTCGAAAAAAATCGAAAACTCGCCTCTCCCCTTTTCCCACCTGATTATTATGACATCATTAAAGATTCAAATTTTAAATTTGAAAATAAAAAACCTGGTGAACTAAGGCTAATTAGCAACGACATTGCTGGCATGGCAGGTAAAGATAATGACGCCAGTGTTTATACTATTTTCAGATTAATTCCAAATTCAAATGGTTATGATAGACACATTGTTTATATGGAGAGCATAGTTGGTGGACACACAGGTTCACAAGCAACAAGGATAAGACAATTATTTGAAGATTATTCATGTGACTATATTGTGCTAGATACTCAAAGCATTGGTCTAGGTGTATATGATGCTCTTTGTCAGCCTCTATATGATAAAGAAAGAGCTAAAGAATATGAACCACTCTCTTGTATCAATGACGAAAAAATGACTGAACGTTGCACGTATCAAAATGCCGAAAAACTCATTTACAGCATTAAAGGTAACGCTCAGTTAAATAGTGAGATTGCAGTTCTTCTTAAAGACGGATTTAAACGAGGAAAAATTAAAATCCCTATAAATGAAAATGAAGGTCGAGAGTATTTGAAGCGATTCAAGGGATACGAAGCCTTACCAGAAGAAACCAAGGCCAAATTTGTTTCATCTTATGTTCAAATCACCTTGTTGATCAATGAAATGATAAACCTTGAAGCTGAATACAGCGATAACGGACAAATCAAGCTAAAAGAACCTAAGAGTAAACGAAAAGACAGATATAGTTCCGTGGCGTATGGGAATTATGTTGCTACCCTTTTAGAACGAAAACTCAACAAACAAACAGAATATGACATTGATGATGATCTTGTCTACTTTTAAAAGAAATGAGGTGAATTATGGCTGGTATTAATAAAATCGATATTGAATCAGAGGAGTACCAAAAGCTGCTAAACGATTACAGTACCTATGTGTCTACTTTTGCATCTGGCTTCGTTTCTAACCTATTTTCTCAAGGTATTATAAGTGAAGTAGATGCTAAGCAGTTAAAAGAATACTTTTCTAACCCTGATAAGTTTCAGGAAGAGATAGAAAATCTTGCTCAATATTTCTATATTTCAACCGCTGAGATCCACCAACTTTTTGAGTTAATCGAAGCTCTCCCAACTTTGAATTATAAAATTGATTCCTTTGTGAAAAGCAAGTCCTCTGATAAGCACATCTCCCTTTTAAATAAATCCCTCCATAGAGTAAAACATAAAAGATTAACACGCGACTTGCTAAAACAAACTGCAGCAGCAGGAACACTCGTTGGAATTTGGCTAGGAGATGAAAAATCCCCCTACCCTTTTGTGTTCGACAGCGTTAAATATGTTTTTCCAGCTTTCAGAAGAAATGGTGATTGGGTTTGTTTAATCAATATGGAGTATTTCAGCAACTTCAAAGAGGACTATAGAAAAGAGTTGCTAAACAGCTTTTCCCCTTTCATTAAGAATTCAGATTATGAAAACTTCCTAAAAGATCGTGAGAAATACAGATATAAGGAACTCCCACAAGAACGGACATTCCCGCTTCGAACCGGAACTTTAAAAAGGAATCAAGGGTTAGGTACATCTTGGGTAACACCAGGTTTATATGATGTTCTACATAAGAAGAAACTTAAAGACGTTGAAAGAGCTATCGCCAATAAAATCATTAATGCAGTTGCTGTTTTAACCATCGGGACTGATAAAGTTAAAGGCGAGTACACAAATCTTAAGCTTCCAAGACCAGTAAAGCAAAAAATTCATTCTGGAGTGAAGGCTGCTTTAGAAAAAAACAATAGAGATGGAGTTACAGTCGTTTCCATCCCCGACTTTGCAAATTTGGAGTTCCCGGATGTAAAAGCCGATGGATTAGACGGAACAAAATTTGATCACATCAACAGTGACATACAATCTGCTTATGGTTTATCAGGATCTTTGCTAAATGGTGATGGCGGCAACTATGCAACTTCCTCATTAAACTTAGATACCTTTTACAAAAGAATTGGCGTCTTAATGGAGGAAGTTGAACAGGAAGTATATCAAAAACTCTTTAACCTTATCCTTCCTGCAGGTCAAAAAGATAATTATTACATGAACTATGACAAAGATAAGCCTTTAACTCTTAAAGAAAAGATGGACATTCTCATTAAGCTTAATGATAAAGGTTGGTCAATTAAACATGTAATCGACAATATTGCAGGCGTGTCATGGGAAAGTTATTTGGAACAAACTTTATATGAAACAGATGAATTGAATCTTCAAGATAAGATAAAGCCTTATCAAACATCCTATACATATACAGGCAATGAAGCTGGACACCCTGTTGTAGATGAAAGTACTAATGAAAACACTATTAAATCTGCAACATCAAATGGAAACAGCTTACCAGACTAATTTGCAATGTTTTGAAAGGAGGTGAATAAACGTTTGGCCAAAGAGCAAAAGAAAAAAGTTTTTCAATTGCAGCTAAATGAGATAAAGAAAACAGATGATCCCACAAAGCTCCCCTGCACTTTTATCATTTTTGACTTTGAGGCATCTCATAACAATACAGTCATTTCTAAGGAAGTTGCTTTGGACGCCTCCCCTACTATTATCAATAAGCCTATTGTTGCAAAATACCATGAGGTTGAAGAAAACAACACTGCTACTGATGCTCTTGGATCTCATGAAGCATATTTAGGCACTGATAAACACGGTGAACTTGAAGTAAAGACGGATACCACCCCAATCGGCGTGTTTACTTCTGAAGGATACATCATGGAGATCGATACTCCAGAAGGGAAAAAGGAAGTTTTGGCCGCCGATGCAGTTTTATGGAGTTCGCGTTTCAGCGATGCCTGTGAGCTTTTATTGGAATGGTATTCGCGGGGCATCAATATAAACACAAGCTGTGAAATTCTATACTCAAATTACTCTGTTAAAGATGGAATAGAGTACATTGAAACACCTATTTATTTAGAAGGTCATGCGATCTTGAATTCTGAGAAACGAGGAGAACACGATATCGTCCTCCCTGCTTATGATTCATCTCGTTTAGTGAGCTTTAATGAGATGGTAAAATTCGAGAAATTAATAGCGCAAGCCGCTATCCAAGAAAAACAAAAGGAAGGTGAAAAAGTGGATAAATTTAAAAAAGTCTTTGAGTTATCACATTCAGACATAAGAGCACTTATCTATAATCAGCTTGATCCAACTCTCGAATCAAATGAGGAATCATATATTGCTGATGTGTATGATTCATATTTTATTGTAAACATTTATAGTTGGTCTGAAGATAATTCTTACGACAAATATTACAAAATTAACTACACCAAAAATGGGGATACACTGACAATTGATTTGGACTCTAAAACAGAAGTCTTCTTAAAAAGAAACTGGGAAGAAGTTGTCCCTGAAGAAATTGTTAGTCAGTTAAATGAAAAAGACACAACAATTTCAGAGCTCTCTAATCAGTTTAATGAAATAAAAGAGAGTAAATCCAAGCTTGAAGAGCAGTTCAATGCGGCAAGTGAAAAGCTCGTTCAATTAAACTCTGTTGTAGAAGAGCTAAAACCTTTCAAGGAAAAACATGAAAAAGCAGAGTTCGAAAAAAGAGCTCAAGAAAAGAAAGAATTCTATAAGTCTAAATTTGAAGCTCTTAATGCTGAAGAGAAATATGAAACTGAAGAAGTTCAAAATCTTATTCTAGCATCTGCTAAAGACAACGAAGAAGCCGATAAAGCAGTTCTTCAATTGAATTCAATGTTGGTCGAACTTGTTGATCATGCAACTGATCAAGATGGAATTTTTATTAGAGAGATGTCCAGCAAACGTGAAAAATTACTAAAAGATGATGATTCGTTTGAATCGCGTTATTCATCTTAAAAAACTTAAAATGGAGGATTTATAAATGGCTACTAGACTACAAACTGCCCTCACAGAAGTAGGCACACACACTACTGGTAACTTGAATTCATTAAAAATCAAAACTCTTGCTCACGGTGCTAAGGTGTCTGGATCAGATATCGACAACTTTATGCTTGTGGAACTCGGTTTTGATGAAGAAGGAAATCGCATTGCAAAAAAACTTTCCGACAAAAAGCACAGAGCTTATTTAATTGCAGCTCCAGAAGTTCGTTATTTGGGCGAGTCCTTGACTGATTTCTATAATGCTAAAGGTGAACATGCTCGTATCGTTATTTTGGAACCAGGATACACACGTTTTGATGTTTCTGCTTTTTCTCTGAATGAAGGCGTCAAAGAAGTTAAACGAGGACAAGTGGCGCACTTTGATATTAAAACTGAAAAATACATTTTAAGTGACCCCGCTTCACCACATGCTGACTTTGCAGACTCTTCTGCTAAATTCCTTGTTGTAAACAGCGAGGATGATCTCCAATACACAATGGGACAAAAGCTCGTACGTCTCGAAGTAATCACAGGATCAGAAACAGGATTAGTCCCAGGAACAAGTGTAGAAACTCAAACTAAAGCCGTAGACATTGGTGATTAATACATAAATTTGAACAAACACTTATTTGAAAAGGAGTACGTTATATGAAACTTGACACTGTAAAAATTAAAGGCTTATTCAGCCGTGTGGTTAACAATAAGATGGAAGCCACAGATAAATCAGACATCGAAACTTATATTAAAAAAGTATTTGGTGATGGAACTGTAACTCCTGACCCTTCCATGTTGCATCAGTTTAATACACTTGTTGTCCAACAGGCTGATGAGATCGCAAAACCGATGGTAACGAATCTTCTTTCGTTATTTGCAAATCTCGAACAAGAGAAGCCAGGGAATCTAAAACTAATCAAAATCCCTAAGAAAAACAAAGCAAAAGTGATTTGGTCTGCTAGTGGATCAGGCGTTGATCTGGTTCGAGTTGAAGGTCGGGAAAATGTACCTGCTGTTCCTCGTATACTATCTACTGGTTTTTACTATGAACCGCTTGATCTTGTAACTGATTCTGTCGAGTATTTCAACAAATTAGTTAATGACATTGCCAATGCAAAAGTTCGTTTGTATTTGGATAATATTCATCAATTAACGGCTGCTGCTATTGCTAAAGGGAAAATTCCGCCAAAAAACGTGGCTGTTGGTTCAAACCTTACATTACAAAAATATTATGAAGTTGCTTCAGTTCTTCAACGTTATGGAGGTAGGCCAGTATTTGTTGGAGACTCCCTTCTTATTGATTACTTTGCTTTCCAACAAGCTACAGATTCTACATATAAAAACCTTCTAACTGATGGCATTAAAAATGAGCTTCTAACTGCTTTAAACCCTACTACAATTGGAAGAACTACTGCAGTAAACCTCACAAACCCATTCACTGATGAAACTAACTCAAAAGTTGAGTTGCCTGTAAACAAAGGTTATATGTTTGCTGGTGGAGTGTCACAAAAACCATTCTCTATCGTTGAGTACGGTGGACTTAAACAGTTAACTGAACAGGATATTGAAGATGAAAGAATTAAAATGAAAATCACTCAATCTGCTTCTGTTAACCTTCTGTTTGGTGAAGCGATTGGAATTATCGAGGAACAAGCAGCAGTATCTATCTAAGTATTTATTTTAAAGGATAAACTAGGAGGAAATTATGTCTGATAAAGTTAAATTGGCTCGTTATAGAAACACTTCTTATTTTGTTGGGTACACTGGAGATGGTGGACTTAAACAATTCACTTGGTCAGGTAGTAAAAATGGTAAGGCTGAGATCAAAGAAGTTCCTAGAGATGTTGTTGACTGGTTAACAATGAACAGCGTCTGCTTTGATAAAGGTGAATTGGTTATTGTCGATGAAGGTGATTCGACAAGAGAAATTAAGGAGTCTATTGTTAATGCGGAAGCATATACAAACAACACTCACACAAAAGAAGAAATCACAAAAATGATCAAAACAGGTAACATTGCACAGATGAAAAGTAAACTCGAAAAGATAACAGTTGACTCGGAAAAACAGTTTGTTATTGATGTTGCCTCTGAATTTAGTGATGATATCCCTGCTGGAAAACTTAAAGCATTAGCTGAATGGATGGGTGTCGAAGATCCTTCCTTGCTTTTTGACTAGGAGGTTCCATAATGACTTCTTATGATGAAATTTGGGAGTTCTTCTTGCTAAACTGCAAAACGTCTGATATCAATTTACCCACAGACGAAACTCTAATTTATAAGTCTATAAGGAATGCAGTTCTTCGATTCAACAACAGACTTCGCGACAAAAAATTAAAGTGTAACGATGAAACCGAAACAGTAGATAGAGTAATGAACGAGGACGATTTATTGATTCTCGTTCATTATTTACGTCTAATTTTTTTAACTAATGAACAGACTTTTTTCCAGACAACATGGCAGCCATTTGCAAAAGACGTTGGCGTTACTAACTATGGTACACAAATCAATTCATTAGGAAAGTCTATCGAAGAGCAAAAAGCAGAAATTGATCGCCTCATTATGAATACAGAGGTGGACTATTTATGAGCAACAAAAGTGTTTTTCAACCCTTTAATGAAGGACAGGCACCTTTCTCATTGCAAGAACACTGCATAAGATTAAGTAAGAAAAACAACTCTGTTCTTTATAAAGTAGAGCAATATCTAAATAAGAAAATGCTTGCTGATGCAGAACTGGCTGAAATTCGGGAAATTATTTTGGACGTGAGTGCTGAAATCGTAAGATTAGGTCAATACCTATCCGGTGATTTGAATGAAAGACTTTAGGAATTATCATCAGATTGATACTAATAAAAAAATAGAACATGATGGAAAATTGATTTTTCAGGCTGGTCTAAAAGGATTTCAATCCGAGACTGTATCAATTGACGGGAAAGAATCGATACATTGTTTGATTACCTCGAAGTATTCCAATGGCGATGGAATGACTAAATACATTCTTGGACTGCCCGAAGATATCTATATTGGAGGAGTTGTTAAATGGGGTACTGAGCAATGGTTAATCAGTACATTCCCAAGCTTTAATAAAATTTATAAAAAAGCAGAAATTAGACTGTGCAACTCCTCAATAAAGATAACCACAAATGACAAATGGATTGATTCAGACAAGATAAGTGAAGTTACTGGTAAACCAATCAAAGTTAAAGTGCCTGGAGAAGTTATTGAAATACCCTGCATTTTTGAACGATCCACATCTATAAATGGGACTGACCTCGCTGTAAATCTCCCTGACGGCCAAGCGAACATCACAATTCCAAATGTAAATAACGACAAAATTAAAATTGGGCTCCTCCTCTCTTTCTTTGGTGAGGATTATCTTGTTAATGACATTGATTACTCTAAGGTTTATGGAGATCACGGCACAATAAAATTAATTGCTAAAAAGAAAGTCAGAGGTGATGGTAGTGCATGAGCAATATGGTTGAACACATGACCAAGATTTTCAGAACATTGATTAATGATTCTGAGCTCAACAGGCTTCTGTATTATAAGGACAACCCCCTCTCCCCTGACCTCCCTGATGTTCAGGACTTAGAAGGCTATGAAGTCGAAACAACTGTTGAAGAAGATGGAAAAGTCCGCATTATCCCCCCTATTTTCAAGACAATCTTCAAAAGAGCTCCCAAAACCGATGACATTACTGAATCACCAATCTGTAGAGTATGCATGTATTTGGGAAGTGGCTTATCAAAGCCCTCTAATCAAAGCTATTTGCTTATGGATCAAGACCTTCATATTGATGTCTACACTCATATTGAGACATATGAAGAAAATGAATTTAGATCTTTAAAAATTTTGGACAGGTTATCTGAGCTTCTTTTCAATAAAAATATCGCTGGCTTCGGAAAGGCTATGGCTCCTAAAAGAATGCTGATCGGAAACCCACCTGCTGGGTATTTGGGTTATAAAATGATTTTCACATTCGGAGCAATGAAATGAACGAAAATTCTCAAAAACTATTTATCTTAGGTATCCCCGTTGACACTCCTATTGGTAAGTGCCATTTCCTCAAAATGAAGGATTACAACGACTATGCGGCATACCTGAACTTAATAAAGATGAGCAAAAATGAGATTGTTTATAGATATAGCCAGCTTAATAAAAACGGTGAATTAAACGAGTTTATTGAAGAAATGAAGAAGCTACCTCTTTTTGATATCGTTAATCAATTACCAAATTTCAATGAGGCTTATTCTGAAGTGTTCCAAAAGGTCTTTCAGAATGAGGATATATTTGAATTAATTGATCGAGATAATTTCATTTCAATAAGAAAACTCATTATAGAAATGCACTGTCTCAAAGAAGAAAAGATTAGCCCAAACCCAGAAGTTCAACGAAGAATCGAGCAAAGCAAAAGATTAAAAAGACAAGAACAAGAGCTGCTTGAAGTGTATGACATGATTAGTTCAATTATGGCCTTTACAGGTGTCCCATACAAAGAAATTGCAGAGATGACAATGTATCAAATGTATATGACCTTTTATCGCATTGATAGGATCAAGGATTACGATACATCTATTTTATTTGCAACAGTATCCCCTGAAGCAGGTAAAAATATCAAACACTGGAGTGAACATGTTGACCTCTTTGAAGAAGAGAGTCATGCACTGACAGATGAACAAGTCAAAAACTTAAAAAGATTGCTTCAAGGCTGATTAATCATCAGTCTTTTTTTATTTAAATTCAAGGAGGATATTTAATGACCAAGAAAACAGTTATTCATGATACAGCAGATGTCTATTGGAAAAGAAAATCCGATGGACATGTAATTTCTGCTGCCGAAGCTCAATTGGCTTCTATTTCTCAATCAATTTCAGAAGAAGAGTTAAAAGGTGGTATTGGGAATAAAACTCTTTATCTCCTTCGTTCTGATAAGTCAATTGATGCAAAGGTTAAAAATGCATTCTTTGACATGGAATTCATGGCAATGACTCAAGGGGTTGCAATTGAAGAAAACAAATTCAATGTATTTGAACGTGAAGATGTAACAGTTGATACAGATAAGACAGTTAAACTACAGAAAACTCCTGTTGGTACGGTATCACTTAAAAATAGCAAAGGTGCAACTGTACAAGCTGAATTTAAAGATGGCGTAGTTACGGTTCCTGAAGGTTTTGCTAAAAAGGGAGATGTACTAACTGCAGTATACAAAGTTGAAGTAACTGGTGAAACAGTTGAAATCAACACGAACAAATTCTCTGAAATGTACGAGCTTGAATATCACACTATTGAGTATGATCCGGACACTGGTGTTGTTTATAGTGACCTCTATATTCAATTTGACAAAGTTGCACCATCTGGTGAATTTGAAATGTCTCTTGAAAATGGCTCTGCCTACACGCCGGAGCTTTCATTTAAGGTTCTTGCAGCAGACAGCAAAGGTAAAATTGGTAGGTTCGCACGAGTACCTCGGATTGAAACCGGCACACCTGTAACCCCCTCCCCTGCTCCAGATACAGGTTCAGATACAGAAACTCAAACTAAAGCTGTAGGTATTGGTGACTAAAATAATCAAAATTTAAAACATAAGTAAGGAGAGAATATATTGGCAAATCAATTTCTAAATGAAAGTAATGGTGTTTTTACTTCCTCAAGGGACAATGGGCAAGGTAAGCCTGTTACAGACGTTCATCTTTTAGGTATGGCTGATGGCATCCTTTCTCCACGTGTTATTCCAGAAACCTATCTTGAAAACGCAACGGTTAAAGCTGGAGAATCGGTTTATCTGAATATTGACGCCAAAGGAAACGGCCTGGGATTGGGTATTTATTTAAATCAAAAGACTAATCTTACCGTTAAGCTTACCTATATCATCCCTGGAACAAGTAACTACACAATTAAAGAGTATGAAGATGTGTTGACACTCCAAGACAATGATAGGGGTCTTAATAAAGTAGATGTTCTCTCTTCATCTCCACGAATCATGATTACAAACAGTGGAACTGCAGACGTCAGCATTAAAAGCCTGGTTATCACCCATTTTGCATAAAGCGAGACAAATGAGGGGACTTCTCCCCTCTCCTTTTTTATTTAAATAAAATACAAGTTTTATACAAATCAATGTAAGGAGGCTGTAGATGTCAGTTTGCGATTATAAGAAATTGCCTCGAAAAATTGAACCCTTAGTTACCCCCTTCACCTTTCACGATTCCGTCACTGAAGCCGGGGAAGGAGAAAAATTCATTGTTGGGTCACATCGAACACTAACAGTAGAGATTACAGGTGACTGCACTTCAAGAGAAGTTAAGTTTTATGCTGTCACTCAAGATGCGAAAAAGATCACTCTTGAAGGAATAAACTCTTCTAATCACATGTTTGGAGCAAGTACACTCGGCATTGATGAGATTTGGGAATTCGATATTGCTGGGAAAACCGCAATTCTATTTGAAGTAACAAAGATTAATGGTGGTTCAATTACCATCAAAGGAAATGCGGTGACATAACGATGGATAATCTCTCAAGAGCACAGAACAAAGAAAATGAAATTAAGATTGAAAACCTAAAAGGGACATTTTCTGGTTTTGAAAAACACAGTCTTGATACAGAAAAAGAATTAAAGTCAACAATCGATCAGCTTACAGACTTGATGAATTATCACATAAATAATAAATCAAACCCTCATAATGTTACATCAGAGCAAGTCACGATCATCAGTGACCCATCACCATTTCAAGATGCTTCTTACTCTGGAGATAACTATCCAATGGGAATTTCAACATTTCATCTCTCATCTGGTTCAACTGGATATCCAAGTTCCTATGGTGAGTGTTTAAATGTAAAGACAACTAAATATCGATTTGCTCAGCTTTTCTTTCATGCTGGTAATCGTGATGATCCAAGAATTTATCTTCGGCATTGGTATCCATCTACGGGATGGACAGAATTCATTACTGTCCCCTCTTCTTCTGATCTAGATTCTGCTTTAGCTGCTGCAAAAGCTTATACAGATGATCATGCGAATAACAAAGAAAATCCACATTCAGTTACAAAAGCTCAGGTCGGCCTCGGAAACGTTGATAACATACAGCAGGCAGCAAAGTCCGACTTTGATAAACACGATTCAGATAACACACGTCATATCACTTCTGATGAACGAAAAAAATGGAGCGCTGCTCAACTCTTTAAAATAACAGCCGATTCGGGCACGCAAAAAATAAACCTTACATCTGGAACGTTTTATGATGCTTTGAAAGACGTCGGAACTGTCTCTTTTTTTGGTACGAACGCTGTTACAGATTCCCCCTCCAAGAGTAGTCTTAGAGGAATGCAGTTAGTAGGACAAGCTGGAATAGGCATGGGATATGCGGCAGATGCAAGTGGCAGTGCCTGGTGGTTTTACTATAACGGAAATCAGACGGCAATTAACTGGATTCCTATAGAATCAACCACAGGAGCACAGGCAAGAGTTGATGTCCATGCGAAAAATACGACCATCCACGTTACACAATCGGAAAAAGACAAATGGAACGCTGGACAGCTATCTAAAATAACCAATGACGCCGGGGGTGTTTTTGTTTCGATTGGTGACACTGACGATTTTTACACCAAAATTGTTCAAAGTGGTAAACGGTTTGGAACATTTTACTCAACTGGCAAGCCAACAAATGCCCCCACTTCCCTATCAACGCGGGGATTTTTTCATTTTACCGTAGAAGATAGTGAGGGAAAAGGCACTTATGGTTACGTTGTGGCAATTGATTATAGGAATAATATGTATACAAATTATTTAGACCCTACCTTAGGCTGGCAGGGATGGAGTCGTGTTCTTTCTGATACTGATTTATCCCCCTCTTGGAACAACGTAACACTAATTAATGGGGTAAAACAGGACGCGAACTATCCATTGAAATTCTCTATCAGCAATAATATTCTGTGGCTCCGCGGAACTTTCGGCACATTGCCAGCTATAGGTACTTCTGTCGCTAAATTTACGAATAAACCGACACAACTAATCGATTTCGTTGTACCGACAATTGGATCTTATGGAACGGCTCGATTCGCTTTTACTACTGATGGAGATTTGAGATTTGATGGTATGATGGCAAATGATAACGCTAGTGTGACTCGTGTTTCATTTAATGTTGGAATTCCGCTATGGTAAGGAGGGATTAAAATGCATGTTCTTTTTTATGATGAGAATTTCAAATATGCTGGTGAAGGTGACATCGATGTTAACCTTGAAGCTGGCGAAAAACTTCCGCCTAATTGTACATCAACTTTATCTTCCGGTAATTTAATCGATCCTAAATACGATCCGGAAAAAGATAAGTGGATCGAAGCAGCTACACCAGAATATATCGAACAAATAAAACCGTCTAAACCTGCACCAAGTGAATTGGAATTATTGAAAAAACAAAACGCACTACTCTCCTATCAGCTAGCTCAAGTTCAAGCAGAAATTGAAAAATTGAAAGGTAGCGTCGCATCATGAAGTATCCTGATTATGCTACGATTAAACAATTTTATGATTGGGGCTGCTATGAAGACGATTCTATTATGAGAGATTACGTTGAGTGGGGTCATATTACTCCTGCTGAGTATGAAGAAATTACAGGCAGAAGTTATGATAAACCGTTCATTAATGTCAGTGTGGATTTAGGAATGTGTGTGACACCTTAAGAGGTGTTTTTATTTTGGATTTAAAAGGAGGAAGCATGATGACAACGCAAAAATTAACGCTCAGTCATATTAAAGAGGATAATAAAAAATACAATGAGAAGCAAAGAATTGAATTGAATGATCAATTTCACACTTATATTTATCCGAATTTCGATCCAACAAGAGTAAACAAAATGATCAAAACTCTTATTAAAGACTATGTTGAGATTCAGTCGGAAAAAGGAGTCAAGACTGACTTAGGCGCTGGAGATTTAGCTTATCTCTATACGGTTATTGAATTTAGTGATATTTGTGATATGCCTAAAACCTTGACATCTAAAGTTAAAATGCTTGAAGAAGTTGCTAAATCAGAGCATATCAGAACTATTCATGATTCATTCCCTGAAGAAAGTTTAAAAAAAGTTGAAGATGCTGCTAATGGTTTTGTTGATTTTATATCAAGAGCAGCAGATAAAAATGCAGACAAAATAAATGAAGATATCTTAAAAAAAGTTGAAGAGCTTACTCAAGAGGACAGATAATGGCGGCTTACAAAGATCTCGCCATTTTAGTTCAGAAAGAAGCTTTAAAGGCCATCCAACAGTCAAATAGCAGCACAAAGCAAACGTTAATTAAAACTGGAGAAGATCATGTTGAAACAGATGTTTATGACGCATATGATCCCCTAGTTTATGAACGGACGCATGAGTTAAAGAGCTCTTTTGTAACTGAGAATGAAGTAAACGGAATCTCATTGGATAACATTTGTGAAGATGATGGCCGTGATGTTGCAACGATTGTTGAAACTGGGCAAGGTTATCAGTTCCCTGATGAACATGGTTATGGATATGGAAAACCAAGACCTTTCATGGCTAATACTGCTGAATCTTTAAAGGATGGCCGCTTAGTTGAAGCTGTGTCCAGAGATGTGAACAGGCTCGGACATAAGACAATAAAATAGTCGGTGGTGGATTAATGGCGAAAGAAATCAAAAAAAATATGATACGCCCCCGTGCAAAGAAACTGCCTGAAGTTACTGATGAAATGTGGTCTCAGGTTGATGAAGAGCACAGAAATTTAACACAAGAATTTTTAGACGCTCACTCATTCCGTGATAAAACAAGAAAACAGTACACCTCCTCCCTTCGGCAATTCTTCTGGTGGGTGCATAATTCTCTCAATGGGAAGAAATTATACAAAATCACTAAACGTGACTTCATTAGGTATCAAAGTTTCCTAAAAAATAGGGGCATGTCTTCTAGTGGTATTGCGCTTAAAAAAGCTGGTGTTTCTTCTTTAAACAACTATATTGAAAACGTCGTGGCTGAAGATGATGACAATTATAAAACATTCAGGAACTTTACTCGTGGCCTCCCTGCTATTCCTAAGACAGTCACTTACGATAAAGTAAAGATTACATATGAAGACTATCAAACAATGATGCAAACACTTGAAGAAGATGAGAACTATTTAGGAATGGCCTGGCTTGCAACGGCTTTTAATGTAGGAGCAAGAAGAGCAGAAATCATTCAATTTAAAACAGAAATTTTAGACTACCCTATCCCTGAAGGGCAATCATATGTAATGTCCCATCAAGTCTTCGGAAAAGGTGGCGGTGAAGGAAAAGCTCTAAAATATATGATCAATACAGAAGCTCTACAATATTTGAAGTTATGGCATGAAAAACGTGGATATGACCACGAATACCTCTTTACCACTACATATGGTGGACAACCAAAACAAATGTCAGAAACATGGGCTGATTATTTTTGCTCCGATGTTTTATCAGACATTCTTGGCCGTAGAATCAACCCTCACCTTTTTAAAGCTTCCTGTATCACCTACTTACTCGAAGTCAAGAAAATCAAACTTGAACTTGTCAGTAAACACATTGCTCAACACGAAGATGTCTCAACCACAGTCAAACATTATGATCTTCGTGATTTTAAAGAAGAAAAGAACCAGATTTTCATGTAAAATCCCTCTTTTATTCAAAATCAAATTCCCTCTCTTGAGGGGTTTTGCTTTTGAGTGAAATGAAATTTTTGCAAAAAAGAAGGTATTTCCTCCTATTCTGTCGAATTGTAGTTATGTATTCAATTAAGGATGGGAGTATGAAAATGAATTCAATTGGTATTAGAGTAACACCTAGGGAAATATACTATACGATTATTGATACTCATAACGATTCAAGTCTAACACAAAAACTTTCTATCTCTGCTGCTCTAGAAAATGATGTGCCGCGGCAGCTTTCACTAATTAGAACCACACTTTCATCAATAATTTATGACTATGATGTTTCTTACGCTGGAATTAAAACCGCAGAAGGAAATGCCAAAAGTTATAATACTTTCAGAATTCATATCGAAGGAGTCGTCCAAGAACTCTTTGCTGACAGTACGGTTATTAGCTATTTTGCTGGCACTATTAATAGTCTAGCCTCAAGACTACGGATTCCCTCTAAAGTGGTATCAGGTTTTCTCAAAGGAGATAATAGTATAAAAATAAATCAGTGGAAATCAGAATGGGATAAAATAAGCAATAAAGAACATAAAGAAAGTTTACTTGCTGCTTTAGCTGCTTTCCCTTGGCTTGAGGAAGGGGAAAAACATGCATAA